ATATCGTTGACGCTAAAGATCGTACCTGACATTGAGTCGGTGATCGAAAATAGCTGTCCGGTATTACCTGAGAATGAAAGGGTATTTGACGTGCTTAGAAAAGTGGCACTGATTGAACCACCGCCATTGGCGAAATCTACGTTGGGCGTAGCTAGCCCTTTTTTAACTACAAATCTTTTATCGTTGGCCACTGATTCACTGTCCTCTAGTTGGCGGTTATGTTAGTTATATTTATGCTTTTAAATTCCGTATCTACCACGAATGGCTTCGAAATTTCGTTGAATTTCGCTGTCACTTAATTCTCTATTCCACATATAGAAGTTTTCTACTTTTGAAGAGGCTGAACCTGTTGGTCCAATTATTTTAAGTGGAGAAGTCGAGTTTGCTCGTGCTCCTGATCCGACACGACCTCCGAGCTTTGCTCCATTGACCCACATTTGGCCACCAGAAGTGTCGTTATATTGCAAAGTGATTGCGTACTTATTGCCATTAACTGCAACTAATCTTCCGCTTATATCTCTCCAAGTGCCACCCACATTTGCATACCAAAAAATATTATTAATTACACCACCAGCAGTAGTTCCAAAATGATAGAGAGTAAACGATGAATCAGTAGTGCCACTCCATTTACTTACTGGTTGTTCGGCATATCCAACAAATGTAGCAATTTTATTAATAACTATGCTTATTGTGATACCTGTTGATTCCGATCCCATCCATGTTTCATTACCAACACCAGCACTTACAGGGTCTGTATATGATATATTTCTAACAATATCAGTCCAAGTTCCACCAGAACCTGAATAAGATTTATTGTTTGTGATATCGAAAGCCGATTTTAAATCATCATTGACAATCTTAGGACCAGCAAAAACAGCCATTAGATGACATACCTTCCACGAAGAGCGTTGAAGTTCTGTTCAACTTCATTTTTTGATAATTCTCTATTATAAGCAACCATATTTGAAATTCTGCCATTGAAATAATTTGAATTGTTAGTTTGACCAATTCGGTTTATAGTTCCAAAGGTTCTACCCTGAGCAACAGTTCCTGAAACTACTTCAACGCCATTAATATACAATCGGTCTGTAGCGCCTCTAGTGACACCAACATGATACCAATTTGAATTTAATATTGTAGATGCTGCTGATTGTATTTGAAACGTTCCACCTGATTGAGTTACAAGACTCAATCTACCATCAATAGACAATTCCAATGAAGCATACTTACTAGTGGTTCCAAAAATTACATCAACTGTTGTGGAATCGTTTCGATAAATCCAAGCAAACCCTGAAAAAAAGTTTGGTTCAGCATTAATTGTTGTTGTCAAATTTCCTTGTTCGTTAGTTCCATCAAAAGTAAAATGCGTTGTACTATATGTTGGAGCATTCACAAGAGTAATATCATTTCTATTTGGACTTAAATCAAACCAAGTAGTACCGCTACCTGAATACGACTTTATATTGGCTGCATCCAAACATAATACCAAACCATTTCGTACTATATTCGTACCATGCTCTAAGCTCATTCTGGTTCTTCCACAGGTGCCGTCCAATCAGGACCAGAAAGAATGATTAGGAATTGTTCGTGAGTAAACTCTTCTGATCTATTTGTCAAGGCGACAACAGAAGAAGGCATTTCACCTTCATACTTGACAAAGGTTAGATTGCCGTCTACAGAACGTCTAACTGTTTCGGATGATGTTTCCATGACTTGTGTGAAGTCAATCTGATCAATCTCATTGTAGAACATCACGATATATTTTCTATTCTCAAACATTATATCTACCTCTCAAAGCATTAAAGTTCTGTTGGATTTCTGTCGCTGACAAAGCACGGTTATATACTTTTACAGAAGAAAGATTTCCATTATAATAATATCCTCTGCTTCCAGCGTAGCCTCCATACACACCTACTGACATACCACCACTATTGGTGTTGATAGTTCCGGTTTGTGTGTCAGCAGCAACTTGAACTCCGTTAATATAAATTCTTCTGTCACCACTAGTATAAGTGCCAACAATTTGAAACCATGAATCAGTATTCAAAAAGTTTGATGATGTAATCGATAATGTATTAATACCAATACTGACTAAATTCATTCTCCAACGTAACGTAGTACCTTCTTGGAACAAAGAATATTGTGTGTTCACTGTTCCCTTTTCAAAAAAGAATCCATTTTGCGTTAAGCTATTAGTTTTAACCCAAACCTCAACAGTTGGGGATTGAGCATCAAGAGATGTATCGTTTTGCATTCTGGCAAAATCATCAGTGACGAATTCAAAATAACCAGCATTTGATGAATTGAAAGTAGGAGAATTGACTAGCTCTGCTGTATTGGTTGCTCCTCTCAAATCATTCCATGCAGTACCTGTACCTGAATACGACTTTTTGTTAGCCGCATCCAGATACAGTACTAAACCATCACGAACAATACTTGTGTTATAGGCGATAGCCATCAATCACCCTTAAATTACGAATAGCTGTTCCGAAACTCTGAATGCGATAGAGTTAGCTGAAGCAGGAGTTGCAAGAACTCTTACGTTGTTGCTGACAATATCTACTTCATATGTAGCTAGTGCTACTGGACCTGTGAAGAGCATACCATATTCAGTTGCTGAAGCAGTAGTATTATCATGAACAACCAGAAGCTCAGTTACGTGACGACGAGTTGTTGATGTTTCAGTTGCCTGAACGTAAATCTTCGCACTACCATAAGCGTTAGCAGAGAATGATGCAATCTGAACCTGAGCAACAGCAGTTGTGGTATTTGAATCGCCAGAAAGATGTGAGATATTTCTTACTGAGAGATAATTGGTTGTGTTAGCAATAGCAAAGGTTGCGTTAGTGAACGCACCAGTGTTAGCAGTTACTGTACCAATACCAAGTGGTGACTGCCATGTTGCGCCCTGTAGAGCAGCAGCGTTAGCAGCATTTGTAGAATTACCAACAGATAGCTGGATTTCCTGCTTACCATATGCAAATAGTGCGTTGTTTGCTGTAGTAGCGAACACAGCGTTAGCAACAGATAGCTGACCTTCTTGCTTACCATTTAGATAGGTAGCATTGTTTGCATTAGCAACAGTACCAGAAATGTTGTTAGCGTTTGTCCAGTAGATCGATGTTCCGTTTGATGACAGAACTTGACCAGCAACACCAGAAGAGTTATTAGCAATAAGTGCATCTGTGATGACAACATTTGAAGTGAATGTCGCAACGTCTGATACTATAAGAGTGGTGAAAGCACCAGTGTTAGCTGTTACTGTACCAATACCAAGCGGAGCTTGCCATGTTCTTCCTTGAAGAGCAGCAGCATTGGCAGAGTTTGCAACACTTAGTTGTTCTTCCTGCTTACCATTCAAACGAAGAGCATTATTAGCAGTTGTTGCAAATGTAGCATTAGCTACTGACAACTGGCTTTCTTGCTTACCATATGCGAACAATGAGTTATTTGCAGTAGAAGCAAATACCGCATTAGCAACACTTAGTTGTGATTCCTGTTTACCGTTGAAACGAAGAGCGTTATTAGCAGTTGTGGCAAACACAGCATTGGCAGCGATAGCAACAGATAGCTGAGACTCTTGCTTGCCATATGAGTAAGTTGAATTGTTTGCAGTACCAGAATAGGTATTAGCATCAAGAGTTGAAAATGAAGTATTGTTACCAATTCTAATTGCATTCATTGCTAGGTTAGCATAAGAGAATGAGGTATCATTGATATTGATTGTATTATTATTGGCTACTGCATTCTCATCGCCATATGTTGACATAAGAATAAATTCTTTTGTCGATGGATTTCTTACAAGACCAGCATGGTTTGTAGTATTACCAGAACCACTATAATGAATTGTGAAACCACCCCACAACACGTCACTTGCATTGTTAGTACCCAATTTGATCAATGGGTCAGAAACAGTAAGTGATTGGATGTTGGTAGAAACAAGGTTTCCTGTTAGGATTAGATCGCCACCAATGCTAACAGAACCTGTAAAGGTACCATTTGCAAATGACACATCATCTGTTGTACGAACATTCTGGTTCATACGGTATGGTAGACGAGCTTCAGCTAGCGTACCAGTTGTGATGTTGGTTGCATTGGTGTAGTATGCAGGAAGATTACCACCAAGATAAAGAGCGTTGTTTGCTGTCTGAGCAAAATCAGAGTTAGCAACAAAGCTACCAGCAACACCGCCAGCAAGAGTTGCGTATACAGCATTAGCAACAGATAGCTGAGCTTCTTGCTTACCGTTAAAGCGGAGAGCATTGTTGGCAGTATCGGCAAACACAGCATTTGCAGCGATGGCAACACTTAGTTGTGATTCCTGTTTGCCGTTAAAACGTAAAGCATTGTTAGCGGTATCAGCAAATACAGCATTGGCAGCAATAGCAACAGAAAGTTGGCTTTCCTGCTTACCATTGAAACGAAGGGCATTGTTAGCAGTTGTGGCGAATACAGCGTTAGCAGCAATGGCAACTGATAGCTGAGATTCTTGCTTGCCATATGCAAATGATGAATTATTGGCAGTGGCTTCATAGAATGTCGAATTGACGGTAATTCCAGAAGTACCAAAGGCAATAGCACCATTGACATGCAACACATTTGTGTTACTATCACTGATAGTGATCAATGTGCCAAGAGCACTATTGGCACTGATCGTTAATGTGCCATTTGCATTATAATTGAAGTCGAGAATAGCAGTCGTGTTGCTGCTATTAGCGAAACTTACACTAGGTCCGCTAAGACCATTCTTGACTATAAATCTTTTATCATTCGCCATTTTGTATTACCCTTTGCCTTTGCTGTATTTATTTATAAGATCATCATACTAGAAATAGATTCTGAATGACCTTGAATGTTGTTGTATTTGAAGAAATTGGTGTTGCGAGAATTCTGACATTACCTGATAAAATATCAGTGTCGAATGTTGCCAGTGCCGTATTGCCTGTTTGCACAACACCATACTCAGTAGCAACTACATTTGTATTGTCATGTGAAAGTAAAAGCTCACTGATATGTCTAAAATTGGTGTGTGTATCTGTCACTTCGATAATAAGTTTACCACCAGTATAGGTCGCTGTAGAGAATTCAATGATGTTCGCAGGTGTCATACCAGATACTGTGATCTTGCCAAGGCCCATCATGTGAGCAGCGCCAGCAAATGCAATATGTGATGTTACGTTTGCATATGTGAACTTGCCTGTATTAGCAGTTGTCTCACCAATAGCAGCAGGTGTATTCCAATCGTATCCATCAAGATAGTTTGCATTATTTGATGATGCCGTAGAAGATGCTGAGTTGACATTCAATTCGTTTTCATTTTTACCATATGCACGATATGCGTTGTTTGCACTGGCAGGAAAATATACTGAGTTAATAACAGTATTACCAACTGAAATATAACCATTGACAACAGCGTTTGTTTTCACTAAAAATGTATTGGCTTGAAGATCAAGGAACTTGCCGTCATTTGGTGTTGTGTTACCAATTGAACCGGGTGATTCCCATGTCTTATTCTGTAATGTCAGAGCATTATTTGCGTTTGTCTGGCTTGATAGAATTGAGAAGTATGAGGTGTTTACCCATAGACCAGAAGAGTTTGCAATCAGACCTTCTTTGGCATTAACTGCTACGTCATCCTGATTGACTGAGATACCAGCACCAGCACCAACATACAAGCTTCCGATATCAGTGATAGGACCACCAAGTAGACCAGACCCGCCCTCAACGCTTGTTACTGTACCAACGAATTCATCTTGCGTACTGATAACAACATATGATGAATTAGAAAATACTTGTGATGTACCATTACCAACCAATAGAACATCATTATTGACATTATTGGAATTGTATAGTCGAATTACACCAACATCAGTATTAGCAACTGTCTGTAGGTAATAAAGTGCGCCCTGATCTTGTTTCCAATATATTCCACCAGTACCGTTTGAAGCTAGTACTTGATTGGTGTTGCCAAATGAGTTTTGAGCCTTGATGCCACCATTAATGATGATATCTTGGAATGTCCATGTGTTTGAAACGGTAACAGAGCTTGTACTATTGATGCTGCTTGGTGGAAGAACTTCCCAAGGCAAAGTGCCAGTTGTGATGTTCGCTGCATTAGTGAAGTATGACGAATCAAGACCATCAAGATAGTTTGCACTATTGGAATAAACAGAATTAGCAACACTTAGCTGGCTCTCTTGTTTACCATATGCATACGTCGAATTGTTTGCAGTTTGTGCATAAACCGCATTCGCAACTGATAGTTGACTTTCTTGCTTACCATTTAAACGGAGAGCATTGTTAGCAGTCTGTGCAAAGACCGCATTAGCTACTCTTAACTGGCTCTCTTGCTTGCCATATGCATAGGTTGCATTGTTCGCTGTACCACTATAGGTATTACCATCAAGAGTCGAATATGAAGTATTATTACCAAGCTTAATACTATTGACTGCTAAATTAGCATATGTGAATGAGGGATCAGTAACAACAATAGTATTATTATTGGCAACAGAAACTTCATCACCATAAGTTGACATAAGAATGAATTCTTTTGTCGAAGGGTCTCTGATAAGACCAGCATGGTTTGTTGTGTTTCCAGAACCACTATAGTGAATTGTGAAACCGCCCCATAGAGTATCAGCAGTATTATTTGAACCCAACTTAATCAGTGGGTCAGCAACACTCAAGGATTGTATGTTCTGTGAGTATAGGTTTCCGGTTAGGGTTAGATCACCACCAATACTAACGCTACCAGTGAACGTACCATTAGCGAATGTTACATCGTCAGTTGTACGAACATTCTGGTTCATACGGTATGGTAGGCGAGGCTCTGCTAATGTGCCTGTTGAAATGTTAGTGGCATTTGTGTAGTATGCTGAGTTGAAGCCACCAAGGTACTGAGCAGTATTCGCATCAAGTGCAGTCTCTGCTTTGCCATTCAAGAAGTTTGCTACGTTAGCATATAGAGCAGTATTTGCGTCTAAGGCACTCTCTGCTTTGCCGTTTAGGAAATTTGCTACATTGGCATAAAGAGCAGTATTCGCATCAAGTGCGTTCTCTGCCTTACCGTTTAGGAAGTTGGCAACATTTGCATACTGAGCAGTGTTAGCGTCTAGCGCACTTTCCGCCTTACCATTGAGATAGTTGGCAACATTAGCTGTATAAGCAAACTCTGCATTGACCGCATAAATTGCACTATTCGTGTTTAGCGCATCTTCAGCAACGCCGTCAAGATACTTTGCGACATTGGCAGTGTATGCGAATTCAGCATTGGTCGCATAGGTAGCTGAGTTAGCATTAAGAGCTTCTTCAGCTTTACCGCCATATGAATATAGAGCAGCATTTGCAATCCCTGCATATGTAGCATAGTTAGCGTACAGAGCACTATTGGTGTTTAGAGCATCAGCAGCAACGCCATTTAGGAAGTTGGCAACATTAGCTGTATAAGAAAACTCTGCATTAACCGCATAGGTCGCTGAGTTAGCATTTAGGGCTTCTTCTGACTTACCGCCATATGAGTACAATGCAACATTTGAAATTCCCGCATAGGACGCATAGTTAGCGTACAGAGCGGTGTTAGCATCAAGTGCCTGTTCTGCCTTACCATTTAGGAAGTTTGCTACGTTAGCAGTATAAGCAAATTCGGCATTGACAGCGTATGTAGCACTGTTCGCATTTAGAGCTTCTTCAGCCTTACCACCATACGAATATAGAGCAGCGTTAGCGATACCTGCATAGGTCGCATAGTTGGCATAGAGAGCAGTATTCGCATCAAGTGCACTCTCTGCTTTGCCGTTTAGGAAGTTTGCTACGTTAGCAGTGTATGCAAATTCAGCATTGGTCGCATAGACAGCACTATTAGCATTTAGTGATTCTTCTACCTTACCACCAAACGCATATAGAGCAGAGTTGGCAAAAATAGCATAATTTGCTTGATTTGAATATAGGGATGAGTTAGCAACGATAGCATAGTTTGCTTCATTGGCATAGAGAGCAGAATTGGCATTTAGTGATTCTTCTGACTTACCACCAAATGCATAGAAAGCATTATTGGCTGTACCAGAGAAGAACGAGGAATTGACCGTTGCACCACCAATTGACACAGTGTTACTAACAGTAATGGTGTTAGCATTCACGTCAAGGTTAGCGTTTACAAATGTATTGTTACCGACAATTAAGCCGTCTTTTACTTTAAAGGTCATTCCTCGTCCCAATTAATCAGAGGTTGATTTTATGTTTTTATTATTTATCAGATCATTCTTCTGAACTTATACGTGTATGTCCCTGATGTTCTATTGGACGTTCCTGCTACTTGAAGAACCATATCGATATCGACATTTGCGCTTCTATAAATTCTCAAAAACAAAGTACCAGAAACATCTGGCGTAGCACGATGAAGAAGTATTTCATCACCTGTTTCATTGTTTGTATTGTTTGGATACCATGACATTACACCAGTGACAATCTCGTTTAGTGGAGACACCATCTGAAGCATATAAGAGCCGATTGGAAGAAGAACAGAGTTGATGCCTGTGTCTTGCCATTCTGTTGTGATCGCACGAGTGTCAGCAACAGTTAAAATCTGATCAATGTTTGTACCCTCAGTAGGGATCAAACCGCTATGTTGAACTGTTGTGAATACCGCTGTGTTTGGCGTTGTGCTACCAATAGCGCCGGGGTTTGACCATCCACCGCCACCAACAAGGTACAGAGCACTATTGACGTTTAGTTGAGCTTCTTGCTTACCAAAAGCAAACGTAGAGTTATTCGCTGTAAGTGCGGATTGTGACGAAACAGCAAATTGTGCACTGTTGACACTAAGAGCATTAGCAGTTACACCACCAAGTGTCAATGCATATTGAGCAACATTCGCAAACAATGCAGTGTTAGCATTGAGTGCCCCTTCAGCCTTGCCATTTAGGAAGTTTGCCACATTGGCAAATAGAGCGGCATTTGCTGTCAGGGTTGCAATGTAATTGGCATTTACAGAAAGAGTAACAGAACCATTAGCGCCGCCACCTGCAAGACCAGTGCCAGCGACAACTTCTGTGATCGTACCAACACCAGCACCTACTGAAGACCAATATGTATATGATCCGTTCGATGCCAGAAAGGTACCAGCCTCACCAAGAGTACCATTTGAACTTAATTTATTAACGAATATTGTGTTTGAAACAGTGAGATTTGTCAAACTTGTGAGAGGACGAATCTCATAAATCAGAGTGTTTGCATTGTAGATGATTGTTGCACCATCTACAAGACTTACAGCGTTTACGTTTGGAATATCAGTTAAGCTTCGTAGCTCATTGATCTGATTCTTGACTGTGATAGGGTCAGTAACAGTCAGCTTACCGTCAAGCTTTTTAACGGTAATGTCGAAATTTGATCTAGCTAATGAAACTCTGATATCTTTTAATTCTGCCATTACCTAGTTACCTGCGGTGTTACCGTTACAATCCCTTCAACAATTCTAAGCTTCGTATTTGAGCTAGAAGTCAATTCGCAATCATAAACATAACGACCGGGTGATATAAGGTTTGAAGTGTTTGCTGGCATGGATAGGGTCACTTCACCTGTCAACGCAGTGACGGTGACACCGAATGCATATGATGTGAGTGAGGTGTAATGCTTACGCATCTGTGCTGCGCCTGTATATCCAGTGAGCACAACAGGTACGTTGTTTGCATCTTTGACGTTAACAGTAACTTCGTAGTCACTGCCTTGGTCAATTACAATGTTGCTTTTGATGGCCATTCGATTACTCTTTTGTCTAAGTTAGGGTCTTTTAGTATTTATCTATTGACAACCAGAGCGAATCACCTTATAATCCGTATGTCGGTATGAAATATTATATAGTATATAGAGACTCTATCTCATCCATGACATTCAACAAAGCTTGAAAACAAGCTCTAGCTTCTTCAGTGATATCATCACGAGTACGATAAGTTTGAAGAACAGCTATTGCTTCCTTACGATCATCCCATTCTAGATGTAGAGTAGGAAATCCTTCTAATCTTCTTCTCATAATCTCACCACCCATCAAATGAGCACCAGTAAGAACATAAGCAGCACCAGCAATAGATTTTTCATTATCTAACGAAGCAACATAATCAGCAGCAGACTTAAAAAGTTTCACTTCAGGTTCGTTGTCCATACCCTGAAGGTCTTTGAAAATTCTCATTGTACGACCAATACACTTTGGAACGTTAGGATCAACAGCAGAATGAATTTGGTACAAAGCCATTAGCCAAGCCTTATACCAAATCCTTGGTGGTTTTCCAGTAGCCATAGCACCGCCAACAGCATGTGCTTCACAGGCGTGATGTAGATCACGTGTCGATTCCCAAAGGGGTTTGGTTGTCATTATATATCCTTTATTTGTTTGATTTTAATTCTTCAACTTCAGCCTTTAGTTCCTTGATGGCTTCGATTAGTAGACCCACGATGTTACCATATGCAACAGTCTTGATACCATTTTTCTCTTGAACAACCTCAGGGAGAACCGCTTCAATTTCTTGAGCAATGACACCAGTATAGCGGTTATCACCATCAATGTCAATTCTGTCGAATGTCACGCCACGGATTTGTGATACCTTGTCAAGAGCATTAGGAATGACTTCCACATTTTTCTTGAGTGAAGCATCAGAATAAGCAGTGATATCGCCAGAAGCAGTAACGCTGCCATATACGTACAGACCACGTGAACCAGCTTGACCAATTTCTACCTGAGCACCGATGCCAGATTTAATAGTAGGTGCGCCAGTACCAGTATCCCATATTGAGAAAATACCGCTTCCGCTAAGATCAAAACTACTTTCAGCAGCAATATTAACATTAATACCACCATTCCATGTGATATCACTTGACCATACTGTTGTGCTTGGAATTGTTGCCCAAGTCTGATCACCTCTTAGGTAAGTAGTGCTGTTAGCAGTACCAGTAGCAAGACGTGCAGTTGGAACAGTACCAGCATTCAAGTTACCAGCATTTCTGTAATATGCACTATTCTGACTGTTAAGAAGAGCAGTATTAGCAGCATTGGCAACAGATAGCTGAGACTCTTGCTTACCGTATGCATACGTAGCATTGTTAGCTGTTTCAGCAGAACCGCCACTACCACCAGTGCCTGAAACGCTAATTGGCCATGTGTTTCCGAAATCAACGCCATCGATCATCAGACGCAATGATGCCTGTCCATTTACACTGTTTGACCAACCGATCTTGACAACATTTGTGCCTTGACCAGTACCAGTTCCTTGCTGTACAGGAGTAAATCCTAGACGTGCAGGGATATCTGCATAGTAAGTACCATTTTGACTATTCAAAAGACCAACGTTAAGTTGTGTTTCTTGCTTGCCATATGCATAGGTTGCATTGTTAGCAGTACGAACAACCAACTGACTTTCTTGCTTGCCATAAGCATATGACGAGTTGTTTGCAAGATCAGCATACGCAACAGAAAGCTGACTTTCCTGCTTACCATTAAAACGAAGAGCATTGTTAGCAGTTGTTGCAAATGTAGCATTAGCTGATGTTGTTGCTGATGTTGCCGAAGCTACTGCTAGTTGGCTCTCTTGCTTACCGTATGCATATGTAGAGTTATTAGCGGAATTAATTGTTCCGATAACATTCTGTGCAGTTGTAGCAAATACAGCATTGGCAACAGATAGCTGAGACTCTTGCTTACCATATGCATATGTCGCATTGTTTGCAAGTGCAATCGATCCAAGAACACTATTAGCAACTAGAGCAAATACAGCGTTAGCAACTGATAGTTGGATTTCCTGCTTACCATTTACATAGATTGAATTATTTACACTCAACTGGCCTTGCTGTCTACCATAAGCAAATGTAGAGTTATTAGCAAGCGCAATTGATCCAAGTACGCTGTTGGCCACAGTTGCGAATGAAGCATTAGCAGCAACAGCAACAGTTAGTTGACTTTCCTGCTTGCCATAAGCATATGTCGCATTGTTTGCTGTTGAAACTGACAACTGAGCTTCTTGCTTACCGAATGCATATGTTGAATTGTTAGCAGATGCAACAGAAAGTTGACCCTCTTGCTTACCATAAGCATATGTGCTATTGTTAGCATTAGTTACAGTTGAAGTTACAGTAGCGAAAATCTCACCGTTTACAAATAGACCAGTTGTGTTAGCAACCATGATGTTGTTTGTGTTGGCATACCACTTGTGTGATGAAGAGGTATTATTTGCACTATACCAAATAGCACCCGGTTCGATACCGATACCAAAACCAACATCAGCAGGACCAAACTTCTGCCATAGTGCAAGCTTAGTACCAGCACCCCATGAAGCAGTAGCAGAAGGAGCCGCAAGACCAGCATCATTCCATTCGATATAGCTAGATACGGTATTGCCCATATAGATTGAACGATTATACTGATGAGTACCAGACCATGTGTAATCAGCAGTTGTATTGCCTAGAGCAACACTTGACCAGTATTCAGCAGACTTACCGCCAAGGAAGTTAGCGTTATTTGCATTAAGCGCACTATTAGCATTCAACTGTGATTCAGTTTTGCCGTTTAGGTAGATTGCATTGTTAACAACGGCAATCTGACTTAGTGCTCTAATGAAATCATTATTGACATATAGACCAGAAGCATTAGCAGTCAAGCCATCTTTAGCATTGACAGCAACGTCATCAACGTTTACAGAGATACCAGCACCAGAACCAACAGCAAGTGTACCGCTACCAGTGATTGGAGCACCAACTAGACCGTTTCCGCTTGTGATACTTGTTACAGTACCCTTGAACTGATCAACTGTCGAGATAACAATGTGTGTGCTATTTGATGATACGATTGTTGTACCGCCACCAACAAAGAGAACATCGTCATTCGCCAATGATGAGCTTACAAGACGTAGAATACCTGCGTTCTGTACTGTGTTTGAAACACCAATCAAATCATATTGTGTGTTAGTATCGCCTGTCCAGTAGACAGATGAACCATTTGATGTTAGAACCTGATTGACACCACCGAACGAACCGTTTGCAAAGATAGCAGTGATGACAGCATTAGCAATGAGTGCCTTTGCAGTATTCGCAATGCTAACAGTCAATGTACCAGTTGTTGGAATGAATGAAAGCTTACCATCAGAAACAGCAGCCTCTGACCATGAACCAGTTGCACTGTTTGACATTGGGAAGTACCAAGTCGAAGTGCTGTTGTTGTTCTGTATTAGTGGAATAGCCACGCCGGGTGGGTTTGAAGTCCAGTACAATCCATTGCCATTTGATGCAAGAATTTGACCAGATGTACCAACAGAACCGTTAGCTGCAAGTGCACCAATTTGTGCTCTATTGGCTACTGTATTTGAGAAGAAGCCAGTGTTTGCTACGTTTACACCAATTGCAGATGGAGATTCCCATGTACGACCAGAAAGATATGTTGAGTTGTTTGCAAGCAATGCAACATTTGCATAGTTAGCATTATTTGCAGTGAATGAAAACTGTGAGTTGGTTGCAAATACTGAAGCATTAACAGAAAGTTGACCTTCCTGTTTACCGAATGCGTATGTAGCATTATTTGCAGATATCGCAGCAATATAAGCAGCGTTTACATATGTTCCATTGGTATTAGCAATGATGCCGCTATTTGCATTTACTTGATAGTGGGTAGCATTTGCTGATAAACCAAAACCAGCACGTGGAGCAATCGTTAAACTGTTTTCCCAATACACACCAGCGCCATTTGATAGAAGAACTTGTCCACTACCACCAACTGCACCATTTGCAATTAGCTTGCTGAGATATGTGTTACCGCTGATAAATGCATCAGTAAAAGCACCCTGATTAGCAGTTAGAGTACCAGTCGATGGGATGAATGATAGACGAGCATCAGCAATGACTGCATTTGACCAGTTACCACTAGCAGAATTTGACATTGGAATGAAATACTTGCTTGAAGAAGTATTATCATTTGCAGTTGATAGGTATTGATCAAATGTGTACCAATATGTACCGCCTGTGCCATTAGCAGTTAGAAACTGACGATCACTACCAATTGAACCATTTGCAATAAGAGTGTTAATTGTTAGTTGATCAATAGTTGATAGATTTGCAACCAGTTGACCATCAATCGTGATAACGCCATTTGCATTAGCAGTAATGAATGCAGTTGTGGTGTTGATGTTCTGAGCATTTGTTGAGATTGTTGTATTGGCTTTACCAATAACAAGTTGCTTTGTTGCCTCTTCCCAATACAGAACTACGTTATACTCATCATCAATTGGACCTGTGTAACGCTGAAAGACAAAACCAATATCATTAAATGGAGTTTCTTGAGCATCATTAAGAACAATGAAAGTATTGTTTGATGTGGTAATTGCTGTATTGACACTGGTCAAAGAACCATTGACATAAAGATTATTTAAAACAGTTACGTTTGTGAAGATACCATTACTTGCAACGGATGTACCAATATCACTTGGAGATGCCCATGTACGACCTAGAAGATAAGTTGTATTGTTCGCAGAGTCAACTGACAACTGAGCTTCTTGCTTACCGAATGCATGTGTTGTGTTGTTAGAAAGTAAAGCAGCGCCAACTGATAGTTGAACTTCTTGCTTGCCAAATGCATAGGTTGTGTTATTGGCAAGAGCAGCAGCGCCTACTGACAACTGAGCTTCTTGCTTACCGAATGCGAAGTTGGTATTGTTAGAAGTTAATGCAAGTGATGATGATACTGAGTTAATCGCAAAGGTAGCAGCATTAACCGATAGCTGACCTTCCTGCTTACCAAATGCAAACAGTGAATTATTAGCAGTATATGAAAAAATAGAATTTGTTGAATAAACAGCAGCATTAACAGAAAGTTGACCTTCCTGCTTGCCGTTCATGAATAGAGTATTGTTTCCAGTGAATGAAAATTGAACATTGGCTGGCTGTACTAGAATCCAAATGCTTCCATTTGAATAGTACAATTGTTTATCAGTGTCATAGATCATCGTTCCTTCATAGAGTGAAGGATTGAGTGACGTTCTATCTACTGGAACACCCTGACCAATACTTGTAGATTTACCTGAGTTATATCTTAATCCACTCACTTATTAATACTCCGGATATTGCTCACGCTGATTAATAATATAGGTAAAGTGCACTGTAGCGTGATTTGCTGTTGGGCTTCCTGTGTTGCTATCGCAAGCAATCTGTAATCTTTCACCTGTCAACAGAACTTGTCTATCAAAAGAAATAACTAGAAAATCATTAGTTGGAACAGGAGCAGAATTTAAAACTGGATATGTATGATTGTCTGTTCCAATGATACGTGCAGAAACTGTGATATCAGAAACGTGCTGATTTGTGATTGTGAGACCTGTCATGATGGCAGCAGTGTTGACAAAGCTTTCAGGAATAGGGCCATTGGCACGAATCTTCCAACGAGGAACCTCAAGAATGGTGAAATATTCATCACCCTGCAATTCCATTCGAGTAACCTCAAATAAATTTAGCGGTGGTTTCGCTGTTTCAATTACTGTATTACCTAAAGCCAATTTAGCCTCCTATTCCGACGATTAATGGAAGAACAATATTCTGAACACCACGAGAGAAAGCTTGTCCTTCAATAACGCTTCTTTCGAAATCTACTCTGATATCTTCACCTAGATATGTATCACCTTGTTCTGTGGAGAATGTAGCGAATACAACACCACCATCTGACTTGTATATAGCAGTCTTAGGATCAGGAGCTTCTGAAGTACCACGTTGTGTATATGGTAGTGAATTATAGTTGACACCAGAGCCAGCATATGAGAACTGTTCACCTGATGCTTCAATACGTGAACGGAATGTTGTAATATATGGAGTGATGTTTGCAACAGCAGTTGAAATCAAATTAATGAGTTCGCCTACCATAGCTGTAGCAGGAGCTTCCGCACCAGCATATCCAGAGGCTCTTGATACGATTTCTTGACGAAGTTCTTCCCAACAATCAATATAAACTTGCTTATACGCAGGGTCAGCAATAAACTCTACTTGACCTGTGGCTGAATTTGATGTATGCAAGCCATATGTAAAGAAGATTGATCCCTTGTCTTGTCCGCTCTTTAGATCATCCACCAACTCATTAATGAGAGTGTATGTGTCACGGCTAGTAAGGTTTGCCAACTCAGGAGTATTTATATAAGTATTATAGTTGTTGACAGTTGGGTATCTTGTTGTCATCAAACTTGTTACAATACTGTCAATGTCGTTATTAACATAGTTAGCAAAGACAGGTGCAGTTGTTATGTTGCTTGGATTTAAAACGCCATCAATTTTAACTGCGTAACGGAAACTTGTAGATGCAAACGCATAGTCACCGAATGAGCAGTTTGAGTTCGTAATAGTTACCTGACCACCAAGATGGGTCCATACACCAACTCTTGACCAGTTAGTGAATACCGAAACCAACTGTAGAATAGAATCATTTACAATCGCATAGCCAACACCATTAGGGTTGATAGCAGTGAAAGAGTCAACAACGATTGATCTTAGTGGACTATCTTCGTCAAGCACAGAACCATCAGCATAGATGTTACCTTGGCCCATAGGAACAAAAGGATTACCAGCATCACGATCAATTGGAGCAGTCATCTCACGATAGGTAAAATCGTGGATTGATGAACAGTCAGCTATGTATGGTGAACGTGTGATGTACTCGCCGGGATTGAATGCAAACGCATATCCCTTCTTTGGTGGACCGTCAACAGCATCAGCATCCATCGTAGACCATACAGCCTTTTCGTGACGCAAACCAGAGAATGAGAAACCACGAACCTTGACACCACTGTTAAGAAGGAACATGTTGTTCTCTTCCATGGTTGCTGGAAGTCTTAGCTTGGTGACACGAAGGTCATAGCCATAGAGTGCACAGTTTCTTGGAATTACTGTTTCTGGCTGAACTTCATATTCGCCGGGGTGAACAATAACAATGCATGATTCGCCAGTGTTGGCAGCAGCAGTTAGAGCGGCACCGATTGTCGCTTTTGACTTATACAAGCTTGTGCCGCTGTGACTATCATCTCCGCCCATTGTAACGTAGAATGTACGCTCAATTGACTTGTTAGGCGTAATCTGTGATAGAAGTGCTTGAAGGATGCCAGTGTTTGACCATGATCCTGTACCAGAACCACCGACTTTCAAATAGAAGTCATTATTGAATACTACAGGGTCATTATAGACTAGAGCAAGTGATTCAGCATCATAAAGAAGATTGGCATTAAGAACACTGGTGTTAGCGGCAAAGAAATCTACCTGTCCAAGACCAGCAGCAGAAAGAACGTCAATAGCCGATTCAAGGCCATTAACTTTTGGAATATCTATGTTACCGATAACAATTTTACCAAGCTTGTCAACAGCAAACTTACTGAAACCTGAAATTTGCAGGTCAATAAGTCTTGAGTTGACAGCAGAGTTAATGTCTGCTACGTCCATTTTAATGGCGGTATATTGGAGACTGTTGTCATTCCAAGTATCCGTCATATTATAAATTTTAGTTGACACTCGTACTTCCTCTTGTTCTTTTATCTTTATGTATTTATTAAACTTAGATCAAGCATTTGGTGATTTTGGCCATACAATCTCACTTGTATCAGTAAAATTTTGAGGGATATCTCTTAGTTGCTGCCTATATTCAGACCATGCTTTTTTGTCACCGGGCCAATCAGGCATTTGAGTGTAATCAGATTGTGAAAGAAGTTTGTTTCTTTTCTGCTTGACTGCATCCCATGATATGTTAATAGGTCTTTCTCTGAGAACAAGTTCACCATTTTCAATAACCAGCATTTTATTTTCATTATTCATATGATAGAGAAACTGGTTAAACTGTTCTCCTGTTATTTCAATTGCATCATCAGGAATTTCAACACCAGCGTCACTATGATAAAAGCCTTCATTTTTAATACTAAAATATATTGCCATAAATTAAAAACCCATTGCAATCCACCAAGCAGTAGTATTTACGTTTTCAGTTGTCCAAGTTTGGAAGTATGATGGTGCGACAGCCACAACAGTAGTTGGGTTTTCACCAGCACCATTATTGTTATTTTTAACACCACCAGAAACGACAACAGATACATTTGTTGTAGAGAATGTCTGTGGGAAGAATACAGTAGCAGTACTGTCCTGTTGTGCTGGTAATGTACCCCATTGTAGAAGCATTCCGTTTGGAAGTCTTACCCAATTGCCTGTGCTGTCAGGAGTACTAAAGCTACCAACGCCTGTTCCACTTGTGAAGCTATCTGCGGTTAGGACTTCTTTGCCTTCAGCATAAATTTTACCAGTAGCTTCAATCACACCAGTATTCTTTAGACGAATAGCCGAAGTTCCAGTTTTATTCCCGCTGTATACGTTCACACCACTTGCAAAACGCATAGATGCATAACCGTCATTCAAATCGACAATATCGCCATCATCAGAAAGAGTAATTCCTCCACCAGAAACATTTCCAGATGATACCGTTAGATTGCCTGTCAGTGAGACAGATGGAGCAGTTAGAGCACCAGCAACAGCCATAGCACCCGACCATGACCATCTACCAGCACTATTGATATTAGCGAGACCCCATTCGGTTGATCCTAGATAATCAGTTACCTGAAAATATGCAGAACCACCAACAAACCCTCTTAGTCGATATCCACCAGTTGTGCCAATATTAGGAGTGGTAGCATCTACATAACCTTGAGTACGTAACAATGAATTGCTAATGGTAAATACAGGATCACCAGTGATTGAATAAGAACTGGCTGAAACTGTAGTAAATGTGCCTGTGTTGGCTACATCATTACCAATACGAGCAGGAGATGCCCATGTTCTTGACAATAGAGTAGCAGCATTTGCAGAAGGAAGAGTAGCAATATAAGCAGGATTGACAGCAACACCAGCAGCATCAACAGTGATACCATTACCAGCCTTGACTGATAGCACCCCAGCAGTTGTTACGTCACCATTTAGACCATTACCGCCCTGTACTCTTGTGACAGTACCAAGACCAGCATCCGTCCAATAGAGACCAGTTGTACCGATAGCAAGAATTTGTCCAGTTGTACCAACCTTATTATTTGCAACAATCTTAATGTTTGGACCGAAGGTAAATGATGTAGTGTTTGCATAGATGCCATCACCAACTTGGAAAGAAGCTGATGAGTAAAATGTATTTGTGTTGAACCTACCATAAAGAGTAGAGTTGCGATTGCTAGTAGGCGTACCAGTAACACCGCTAGTGCTATTAGCAGTAAGAACTTCATTAGAGAAGGACTCTAATAGCTCATTAGTACGTGCAATCCACGAACCGAATGTATCTATCTGAATGTCAACATTGGCGACTTGTCTAGCCATATTAGTTCCTGTTTAATACTTGGTTTAGTAAAAGTTTAATTTCGCTTAGTTCGCATTTAAGGCAATAGAGTTCTTTTTGTAGGTCTTTGGTTTTTCTTGTTTCTTCACGTCTTGCCAAAATCATTTTATAATAATTGTCATCAGTATTTATGATAGCGCCAGTGCCGTCATCTCTCATGAATGTCATGCTGACACTCCTATAACTTGAATTTGATCGATTTTTGGAATGATATATGTTGAATCTGACAGGAATACAATCTTGACCTGCATGGAATCAAACTTGTCAACTTCAACAAGAGCATCGTTATAATATCTTGAAATATTATCGTTCAATGGATTGTTGAAAGCAATGTTTGGATACTTAACCTTAGCTACAGAGTAACCAGTGCCAGCAACATTATTACTTGTGATTGTTGAACCAAGAATAATTGAAGAAGCCTTAACTTCTTTTGCAACAGCGATAGTATAGTTCTCTGGTAGCAATGAACTGTAAATCTTGATAACATCATTGTTAGCAAGATATGCTGATGGATTAACACCAGATGCAAGTACTACTGTATTGGCATATTCTGTCTCGAACACGCCGGGGATATCAATTGCTTCTGAAGCCGCAGGTAGACCTAGTTCATACTCAATAAAATCATTAGGGTCTTCACTTGAGCTATACTTATTTGGGTCTGTCACATATTCAAGTGGTGTCCATGCCTTATCGTCAAATGGCTCTGGGTCTTGTGAGTTGTGAACCTTGACGTATACCTTAATGTCTGTGTTAAGTGGACGATATGCTGTCATGTACATACGAATGTCTTCAGCAAATCTATCTTTAGCGAATACAATCTTGTTTGCAATATGACGAGCAACAGCACTACCATTACCGCCAACTTCACTATCAAGTGAAACACCATTTGAGGTAACAATGTAGTTGTTTGAAATTGTATTCTTCATTGAATATAGATCGATCTGACCGCTTTCAATTGAAGGAGATGTGTAGAAGTTTGTTGCTGTTGTGTTTAGTTCAAGACGAGCATTGATTTTAACAGACTTGTTATTAACCAACAATGAGGTATTACTGTAAAGGTTGTTGTTCATAACTTCTAATGAACGAGAAAGAATGTGTGCGTCATACTTGTCAAGATTCTTCGCACGAACATTATTAATTTCAACTCTTTCCTCACGGTTATTAGCAAAGTCAAACGATCCGCCAGACTTAGCAGCAGCAGAGAATTCAATATCGATCTTACCAGCCGCAGGTGTCTTGATATCACCCTTGACTTTAATTCTGTCAATTGATAGAGTATCAACAGAGACAATGTTTGCAGATGCATTTGAGTCAACACCAATAAGTGTGTTGTCAACATCAAAGAAAAGGGAATTGTTTGCAGTTGAATAGTTAAGGTAAAGCTTGTTAGCCAACTCATCCTTGTAGTATACTTTACCGACAACACTCTTGAAGAAGCTTGCACCAGTGTTTGAGAATGGCACAGAATTTATTGTTGTCATTAGTGTGCTGTTAGACACATTGCTGACGAAAACAACTTCTTTCTTTGTTCCATCGCCCAAGATTACGATTGGATCACCTTCAACAAATGTTGTGAAGTCGGTTCCAATACCATTGATAATATTTGAACCTCTTACAACTGAGATTAAACCACTGTTGAATGCAGAGTTCTTATATACCCATTCGCCGCCAAGGAAGTTTCCTGTGCGACCTTCGATTGTAAAGAATTCATAGTTAGCATTAACAAAAGTTTTTGTGACAGTTGTTTCTGTATACTTGGCGCAATTGATCTTGAACTTAAGATCAGTGTCTGAGATTGCCTTGAACACGTCTGAATTGTTCTTAAGATACATCTTACCGTCTTTGACGATATTGCTGCCGGGTGATGGGCTGTTTGTTCCTACGAGTTTGTCACCTGTCTTGTTTACCCAAAATTCGTATGATGGATCATCGCATGAAATGACAATACCATAAAACTTACCTGTGGCAAGCTTAACTGGCTTATTGAAACCAAATGTTACAGGTGTTGAAGCATCAGCGAACGCATAGATTTCATCATACTCTTTACGAGAAAGAGAAGAGGCATAGCACTTTGAAAGGATTGGCGCATCATTCTCAACATCACAAATTTGAATCGTCACGCCGGGTTTTGGATTGCCTGATACGTTCTTAGATGGGTTAGGCTTTACCTTGACAAACACTTCAACAGATGTTATTGATACTTGGCTTGACTTACCAACAACGTTTGGATCAGCAAAGAATGTCTGAATTATATTATATTCAGGTGTGGTGAAGTAATTTGAAGACGATGTAGATGTTGACTTTTCAGTTTGAACAGGATTATTCTGTAGAGCAACTTGGCCAGAAACTGGTGTCTTCTTGAAGTAGATATCAAGTGCATCACGAACATATAGTGGAAGGCTGACATTTACGAGTGCACGAGAAGAAGAGTCGGAGTTTCTTACAGTAAGAACCTTTGGACCAGCAATCAGTGATGCAATCGCCGCCGCCTTCTCAACATCAGTTGTTGGGTTGATTGTTGGTGAGAAGTAGAATGTAAAGGTGATCAAACCATAGATGTTTGACAGAAGACCCTCGCCCAATAGACGACTATCTTGCTTACACTTATCAGTAACATCCACACCTTCAAGGTAAACCTTGTGAAGAGAACCGGGCTTCAAGCCATATACAGTTGCCTGAATTGCCTGTTCAGCAAGGATGTAATTAGAGTTGACCGACTGTGCAGGGAACACATTAGGGATTCCTTCAACCCCTAATTTGTTTTGATAATACAGTGAGTTTAAAATATTGATATTCATTGCTCTAATTTAACCTTTTAAATTAAACGGGAAGTACATAACCGTATCCATTGAAATTCCAATATGCTTGGATATAATTTATATATGGATCACGTGTAACTAGATTTACTTCAGTGTCTGTTGGATAGAATAGTTTATATCCGAATGTGCCAGATTTACCCTGACCACCGAATAGACCACCATGTTTTCTACCCTTGTATACTCTTACTTTGTAGTACTGTCCCTTGCTTGGATCATGTGCAAACAGCAGTTTGAATTGATCTTCAAGGAAGCCACCAACAGGACCGTAGTTCTTTCTTTCTAGTGAACCTTGGTGCTCAATCTTTCTATTGCCATTTAGGCTTAGTTGACGATTGATTACGTCTGATGATGTAATTGCAGCCGCTACAGAAGATGACTTCACTGAAATCCATGGACCATCTGAAGTCTTGCTCTGGAAGAATTCAACCGCAATGTTGTTATCACGTGAGTTCATATAGAATTCAATTGGAGCGGGCAACGAAGAGAACGTATAGAAGAATTCTTCGTAAACATAAGGCGGTTTATCACTTGTCGCACGATTACGTTCACTCTGTACAACATTTGTAATTACCTGCGTTACAGTTGGTGTAGGTGGAGTTACCACAACAGGACCATCAGTAGCACGTGTTTGACCAGTAAACAAAATTTCATTATATGGAAGCTCTAACTGTGAGTCAGGTGATTCCGTAATGATGTTAATTTCTTCTAGTGGTGGTGACAAATATCCATCAACAATAGTTGCTCTATAAGAAGGATTTGAAACATCTGAGTATTTATAGTCTTCAAATCCATCAACAAAGAAACCAAACTTGAAGCGGTCAGTGCCGTCAAAGCTAGGGATTGTACGCTTCTGAGCAAGTGCTTCAGTTAGCGTAAATGATGTGTAGTATTCAAGGTCTTGAATTCTCTTTTCAAGCTTACCGATTTGCTCCATGGTATAACCACGTGGCTGAGTGACAAGTCTATCAGCTTCAGTGAGAGTAGTCTTGATTCTGTAGTTGTCAAGACGCTTCGACACATATTTTTCATTTGCAATCTTGGTATCGACAATAGCCACTGTCTGTGCTGATAGCTGATATGGCACTGATGGATAAGCAGGAACCTTCAACAAATTAATTGTCAATGCATTGTCTGGTTGTGAAGGCTCAATATTGAGACCCGCCTGACCCTTAATGATATGGAATTCATTTGTTTCGTCAATGATAACACGATCAATACGACCCTGATAGTATTCGACAGTTGAAGTCAACTGTGAATCTGGTGCAGGGAATAGCTTGTTTGTTGTGTTAGCAAAGCGTAGACCAGCAGTAGGCTCAAGCGGGTTGATTGGTGCCAAACTTGCCGAAGCATTTGGTGTTGCTGTTGTGGTTGAATATGGACGGAAGTCAAACTGATCACGAAGATCGTAATATGTTCCTCTATTACCAAACACTTCAGGAATTTCAAGTGTATTGATTGTTGTAGTAGAATCCTGTAGTGAAACACTATCATCAATGAAGTATGTACCAGAATTACCGCCAACCTTCGCACCTTCATTGCTTACTGAGAAGTAGTCAATAGAAGCAAGAAGAACATCATTGTTAGCAATCGCAATCGCAGCATTTGGCTTCTTGACAAGATATGAAATACCGTAGAAGTCTTCATTCTGATTGTGGTCAACAAAGAAGTGTTGTGTTACGTCTTCAGCGATTGCATCAGTTGGAACATAGGTTGTGTTAGCATTTGCTCTATAAACCTTATTCAAACGGAATACATCAGGAACGCCAAGTGCCCATGGACCAGTGTTACCGCTGATATTTGTATTAGCGTCTAGACGAACATACTTGTTTCTGTTAACAGTCTTTGCAACAGCCGCCGCCGCTGCTCTCACATTGTATGATACAGATGCCTGAGAAGCAACGTTTGTTGTCATGTTCAATGTGACTGTCAATAGCTTATTTGTCGCATCGACAACCATTGTTCTATCAGAACGATCAAATGAGATTGGAACATTCTTAGGGAACATAAGTGCATATGAACTACCACCACTAGCACTAGCAGTAGCAGCATTTGAAGTCAAGAACAATTGTGTTGAGTTAGCAATATAGCTAACCTGTCCAATATAACCACCACTGCTCAATGTAAGGAAGTCGCCAGCACGAAGTTCGTTAACAAAGTTAGCAGAACCAACACCATCTACCTGTGTAGATGTAGTCAGAGAAATGGCTGTACCTGAAAGATCAGTAGCATTCTTGAAGGTATCAAGAGGGGTGATGATTATTTCCTTTTCCTGTACACTATTAAGTGTACCAGTGTATGGGAAGATATCGTCGCCAAGTGAAATGGTCATCTGACCAGTTGTCGCAATATTAAATGTGTTGACAGTACGGTAGATGTATGAAATATTGTTTGCCTTCTTCACGGCTGGGTTGCCAGCATAGAAGATTAGCGATGATAGATCATTGTCCTTAAGAACAGCATTACCATTTTCTAGAACAACGTCTGCAACACCCTTGTTCACACCATCATAGAAGATTGAACGAGTAGAAGCAAAGTTGCTACCAACAGATAGATTGATATCAAATAGGTATACTCTGTATACTGCGCCACCACTACCAATTACGCCAGAATCATAAACGACTGAACGAATACGAGCAGTGCCAATAGCAGCACTTGGTGAAGTTGGTGTAAGACCAACACGGCCCTGAGTGAAGTACTGATATGGAACGCTGTGTAGCGACACAAGATCGCCGTAGTTAAATTGGAAATTACCAGAATATTCATTGACTGTGATGTAGTTACCATAGTTCAATGAGATGTTAGCAGGATTTGCTGAGAAGAAATCAGTGCCCTTGTCAACACCAATTTCATAGTTATTGATAGTTGAAACACGCTTACCATTGATGTAAGCCACACCGGGATCAATAAACACATTGAACTGCGATGCTTCACTTGCAATAGTTGAAGGTGATTTGGTATTGATTAAGAATTGATCTACGACATAGTTACCAGATGTTTCATACTCACGCTGTGAGATGTATTCACCGATTTTATTGTAGACAGTCTGACGGTTTTGCTTATATGGTTCACCGCCATTGAATTCGGCAATGTATAGGAAGTCTTCACGAAGGTCAGCTTCAGCCTTTGTCAATGTGATAAGAGTTGGTGTAAGCTTCAGACGATTAGCACCGGGTGCAGTATAGTTAGGAGCACCAGTTGCATTGTCGAGTAGTGAAGTGTCTTGATTAGAATTAATGATCGATTCAGTAGTTTCGAAACCAACTGATACGCCATCAGGAGCATTAGAATACTTTTCGACAATCACCAATTCAGGGGCAACACGTGAGAAGTAACCCTTCTGATATACCACGCCTTCACCAACAGTCATAGCATAACCAGCACCGACAGGAGTTTCACCAGCACCAGCAATAGCAATCTGAGTTAGATAGTTCTGTGCAGTGAAGCTAGCAATTGAAATCTGATTGATTGTAGCTGTAGTAGATGTGATACCGATATATGGTGTGATGTAATATCCACTACCCTTCTGTGTCACGTTTACGCTCTTGATAACACCTAGTGGACCAAGAACGAGTGATGCCTTAGCTCCACTACCAATAACAGAAGATACAGTAGCAAGACTTGATGGAGTTGTGTTTGTTGTCTGTACAATGCTACCAGAGCCGAATGTCCACTTAGAAGCATCACCAGCAGCAAGATCAGCAGACTGTGGCTTGATGTTTAGGATGACAACTTGGCTGTTTGATGTGGTGTCAATATTAATAATTTGACAGTTTGCAGTACCATCAGTAACATAGTCACCTACAAAGAAATTGTTTGCAAATGTAGTACCGAATGTGCTATTCTGAATAGCTAGAGCACTGACAATAGCAACACCATCGCTTGTTGAGAAGCCCTGTGCGCCATCATTTACCTTGATCTTTTCGATGATGTTATCAGGATCATATACAGTTAGGATTTCGTCTGGATTAAATTGAAGCTGTTCAATTGAACCGCCCATACCATCAGATACGAAGCCTGAATTAACATAACGAATGTATAGTGTATTAAGATCAGGTGATGTGGTTTCGTAGCCGGGAACACTGGTAATAATAGTACCGACGAGAGGAATAATGTCTGCGGAATTCTTTACGTTATAACCATTGTAGGTTGACACGACAACAGGTGTCTGATCAGTTTCAGCATCTTTAATCTTGACATACTTGAAATTGTTATTGAAGATGATATCGCAACCATCCACAATAGTTCCAGCCTTGAAGATGTTGTCGCCAAAGCGTTCAATCTGCTTCTGCAAAATTGACTGTAGCTGATTGAGTTCACGAGCTTGAACAGACACACCGGGACGGAAAAGAATCTTATAGAAGTCCTTCGTCTCGTTGTAATCGTCAAAATATGGTGACACACTTAAGTCAGTTTGAATAGACATTTAATTAAAGACTCCGACTTCTTTTAAAATTGTAACACAAGCTTGACAACTTCTGTCTGATTAGCTGCACGTGTGATTGGGTTTAGATTTTCCAAATAGAGAATTTCTCCACTGTCTGGGATCAATTCTCCGTTATATTTATTAGACACAATAAAGTACGAATTTGAAGTCATACCCTTAATCGTACCATCAGAATTCTGGCTTGCAGTGAGGAAAGAATTCTTGACATTGGTTACATACATGGTATCATCAAGACCACCAACACTATCTACAATAGAATGGAAGAATGCTTGTGGCTGTGAGAAACCTTCTACGCTTTCTTGTACAACAATTTCATCTTCGATAAATCCAGCTTGACTTACACTACCAACAAACTTGGTAAGCTGATTGAAACCGCTAAATTCGTCTGCATCTCTTTCGTTGATGAATACGAATGGACGAGCAACTGTATTAGCAGCCGCTGTACAGAATGATTCCGAACCAATGATGTTTGAGCCGATACTTAGATTTCTGGCTGCTACATTTGTCATGTTCAATTGGTTCAATGTGTATGATGTAACTTTACCGTATAGATCAGTTTCTACTAGAGTGATTGCACAGTTTGATGCAACAAATGTTGATGGCGATGTTACCTTCAATACGTTGTTCGCAGCAATTTCAGAAACAGTAGCAAAGAAGTTATCGAAACCATTATTGATGATGATCTTGTCATTTACTCTCAATGCTTCTTCGAAGTTTACGCCAGAAGAGTAAACAACGTTATTTGCGGTTATTTGTACAGAACCAGATAGCTTGATTGGCTTATAGCGATATACATCCTCACCAATAATAAACTGTCCAACAGTCTTTGACGTGTCCAGTAGTACAGTAACATTGGCATAGAGTGGGTCTTTGATAACGCCAAGTGTTCTATAATCATTACTTATTGAGAGTGGTGTTTCATCACCAATCAAGAAAGTATTGATGCCAACATATCTTGCATACAATTCATTATTTACATTTAATCCATGACCGCCCTCTGGTGAAAGAATAACTCTCAGTGAAGCGTCAATAGTGACAGGCACAATATTATCTACCTGAATAGTAGCAATAGCAGAACGATATCCAGAACCAGCATTTAGGATTTCAACCTTGCTAATCGAATTCGCACTGGTAGGATCAATGATAGCACGAGCATAGCATGTAGTAGTACTTGTTCCGCTTGTGTCATATACGAATACGTTTGGATAGATTTCATACGTATCACCCGGCTTCACTACACCATTAAAGCTGCTTTCCAGTGTGATGATCTTTTTATTTCTTTCCACATCAAATTCATAGTCTGTGATAACTCTGAACTGATTGGCTGCTTCACCAGATGTAATTTTTATAATACATCCGTTGTAGAAATTGTCAAGGCTTGACGCACTTAGTCCGATACCGTATAATAGAGAGTTCTCACCAATACGAACGCTTTCAAACTCACCTTCTGGAATATAGTTGTCGTATCCTCTACCGCTATCGTCAATGCTGATAACATCGATAGAACCAGCAGACGCACCAGCAGTAACAGCAGGATCAATCACGACAGGCATATAGTCAACTGTTGCAAACTTAATCATAGTGTATTCGTCAACAGAGAACATGTACTTCCAGATATACCCATCACTTGGTGTTTCGAATGGATCGATATCTGTACCGTATGGTTCGACAGTTGACTTAGCGCCGTAGTTGTTGAACAGGCACTTGTAGACATAGATGAATGTGCCTGAGTTAACGGCAACATAGAATTTCTTATCAGACAAACCACTATCGATATCATCGTACATATCATAGACAGTATCAACTGTCCAATCATAACGACGAATCATATTGGTCACATCATTGTACTTGACTCTCTTACCAAAGATCATATCATTGTAAACATCGATCTGTGCTTTGGTCGTGTCTGATGGCATAGGAATGATGGAATCCCCATTTGCATACGGTGTATGCTTCGCAGTAAATACGTAGTAGCTTGAATCCCTTTGTACACTAAGTACAAATGATTCGGCTGCTTCGACATTAAGTTTTTTCGTGGCGATTTGTTTTGTGCTCATAACTATATTTATGTCTCTAAATGGGGTTGTTATGGTATTTATTATGTCAATTAATCTCTAATTTCAATATATTCAATACCACGATCCTGTACGTAGATATCTTGACGATCTTCAACAGTTAGTGGTGAGATTGGTAGAATTTCAACTGTATTGGCAGTCAAGCTATGGCTAGCAATACCTACATTTGTGTTTGAAACTGTATCGATCACAACAGTACCGAAGAAGCGAGTACCAGCAGTATGCATTACCTTCTTAAACATATCGGCATACTTATCCAGAGGTAGTCTTGACATAACATCATATGAGTATTCTTGATAGTAATCACCATCGTGAATCTTTGATATGTTGCTCAGGAAGCCCTTAGATGTTTTATAGAAGCCACTACCAGTACCAATGCCTTGAACGATTGCACGTGCTGTGCCTGATCTTTCTCCATCCTCAGAGCTAAACACAAGTGTCTGGTTGTTGCTGTAGCCATATCCAGAGTCGATCACCTGTAGACTTGTTACAACGCCATTTGCACTAAAAGCAGAGCCTTCAATCTGTGCATTAAATCCAATTGGATATCTACCAGTGAATTCTTCGATTTGAATTAGGTTTGCAGTAACACCAGTAGATGAACCAGTTAGCGTTTTGTTTAATTCAAACTTATTATCGAATTGCTGTCTCTTCACATATACTGTGTTAGCACCGCTAATATCCACTACCATGCCTTTAGCAACAGTTGGAACCAGAACAGAAGCAACACTATTCACATTGGTTGTGTTGGTCGCTGAAGCATAGCTATAGACGTTACCAGCAATATTGAATATGCCATTACTAACCTTATTGACAACGATTACATTTGTGGTAGGGTATTCGACTGAGAACACGGTACCAACCGCACCAGATGAATACTGGAATACTTTTTCACCAACTCTGAATGCTTGTGGATTGGCCACCTGCATGTTATAACGTGTGTCTGAAATTGATTGCTGTACCTGCTCACCAATAACAAATTGATTGGTAGCATCCTTTACGGTGAAAACATAATCATTATAATCATAGTTGCCAACATATGGCTGATATGCTCTTACGACAGGAGCCGAAGAATAATTCTCGCCGGGGTTGATTTCAGACAATGTTTTAATCGTACCGATTGACAGATTAGCAAACGACAAGCACGAGAAGATAGACGAAGACACATTACCAGTTTGGAATTGTTCGAAACCAAACTCCATAGCATTCAATGGAACATCTAGGAATGACTGATTTGCTGTTGTGATAGGATGATTGATACCAGCAACCAAATCAGAATTGACTTGAATTGTCTCTGTCTCTACAATAGTTCCCACCTTAAAGTCAGCACCACTTCCTCCACTGATCGATACGATATCAGCAATAGTTCCTGTCTGACTTCCATATAGCTTTGCAATACTTGATACGTTGTATTCGCTGTCTGTATTATACACAGAAACAAATAGGCTTATGTTAGATACAACAGCAGTCACATCTTCTTTGCCTACAAAAAGAATAGGCTTGCCAATCTTAAAGAAGCCCATCATATCGGATAGGTTGAGAATACCACTTGTCAGATTTAAATCAATATTTGAAATCTTTGCTCTACCGATTTCAATGCCCTCATCATTAAGCTGATAGATTTCATCAAATCTGTTGATAATTCCAATAATATTATTGATATTCATCGTAGCAGTAGTAGAGATATCAAGAACTTTACCTGATGCTGAAGAATCTTCTACAGTATTGACACCAGCATTAATTGTTGGATTTGTGATTTGATAGATGCTATCACCAACAGCCATACTGTAATTATTGGCCACGACCATAGTAATCTGACCGTTGCTGTAGATGTTGACATTGTTATCTATCACTTGACCATAAGAAACATCATATGCAGTACTATTTGCAATTCTGATTACATCACCGACAGAGAACTGTGCGCCGTTAGCGATACCAACATATTCAATTGTTGCACGGTTTTGTTTAAATTCTTCGAACACCTTGAAGAAGCTGCTTAGGTATGATTCTTTGAATAGAGGAACTACACTACCATTGATCCCAGATGGTGATGAGATATCGACTGTGTAATCATTACCGAAGAAGCCGCCACTCTGTTCCATGATGGTAGCATATTGCATTGCACCACCAAAGTTTGTGATTGGTCTAAACTTGGCACTGCCATATTGTGAACTGATTGTGATTATATCACTATTGCTGTAATTGGTACCAGCCGCCAAGATATGAACCGCACCAACAGCATTAGAGCTTTGAACGTTTGAAACCAGAATTGTATTATCAGTGATCAGTGACTGTGTTCTGTCAAGTGCTTCAGCGCCAACAATACCACGTGATACAGAATATCCGTATCCACCCTCTAGAAGAATGAATTCTACTACGCCACGCTCATCATCGAATACAGATGAAACACGTGCTTGGCCATAGTCACCAGTTTCTGTAGTGAATGATACGATATCACCAACTGCAAATTCTTTTGAACCTGTTACGATATTGACAGCAGTCAATGAGCCTAGAACACGTGGAGAATCAGCATATGGCTTTTCACTCTTACGATAAAGTGTTTCACGATTTGTGAAGTCGCCTTGAACGTTTGTCAAGTAAAGAATATGAACAAAGCCATTGTTGACTTTTCTCTTGATATAGCGTTCAACAAATGCCTCTGCACCAGATGTGATACCCTTGATCAGTGTACCGACAAGTGATACCGCTCTCTGTGGATTGGCACCAGTGATTTCAAGGTACTGTGGCTTTACCCATGTGCCTTCAGATAGCTTGAATAGATTATCACCCGGGTAAACAACCTGACTGTTGTATCCATACACCAGACGAAAGAATAGATCGATTGAACGAGAAGTACCCTTAGAGCGATATAGATCAAGAGAGTTCTTGACCAACATACGCTTGTTAGTTTCTGTTTCAAATTCAATATTCTTTAAATATTTCTCTTTGAACTGTGTGATGAAAATGTCAAGGGTGCTGTCAATGTCACGAATGTTTGGTAGATTTCTCGACATGAATATGCTACCAAGTCTTTTGGTAGAACCACCTCTTAAGATGTATGTACTGCCACCACTTGAGCTAGTCACTGGAATAAGCTCTGAGCACATGTTAAAGCACTTGAAGGTTTCTAGCCCATCTACCTTGATCAGTAGATCAGTACCAACAAACGCAACGACTGTTCCCGTTACATTATCTTGTGTGATAACATCACCAACATTGAAGTTAGTGTTGTCTTCCAATTGAAGAACCTGATGGTTTGTTTCAAGCCATTCATAGTAGGCTTTGACAAACATAATAAAGTTCGGTCCCTCATCCTTATAGAAGGATGGGAACATATTCTGAATTAGTGGGGATATTTTTTGTTCAATATCTTGCATTAATTATGCCCTGACAGCGACTGCGGTGATTTCAACGTCTTCTTCGATAATATTTAGGATAACATTATTGATGGTTGAAATGTCTTTGTTCTTTGGTGCAGCGTAAATCTTGATGCCAGCACCAACATACGAATCAATTTTGAAATTAGAAAACTGTAGCAATCCACTATCATAATCGATCACGCCAACAGTTTCAATGAACTGACCAGTTGACGCAGAATATACCTGAATGGAGCTAATGCCATCATCCTTCAGTACAGCCTTATTGCCCTTGTAATTAAACACGGTTGATGATATAGAATATCCTAGTCCATCTGAGCCATAAATGATACCCAATGGAATACGGAAATTAACGTCAAATGTCAACAGCGTTCCTGTCTCAGGTGTGATAACTTTGATGATGCTGATATTGGTTTCATTGGAGATGATAGATGACTGTGAATTGTCAATAGCCTGTATCATCTTTGAATAGCGGAAGATACGATTGAAGTTATTCAAGTTAAGCTGTGCATAATCGATGATAGCAGACTTTGTGATTGTCTTGATATCTTCGCTTGACAGACGAGTAACATTTACGTTATAGTTAACAATTGAATTGACTTGAATGTATGTGTACTCAGGATCAACAAACACTGGATCAATTGAAACTGGTGAACGTGGCTTCAAGAAGTTATAGTACTGATCAATCTTTACCTGTGGAAGGCTGTCAAGCTCATTAAGATCAACAGCAACAAACACCTTACCAAACTGTGGTGGGTCAAGGTTCTCACCGCCGTATGCAGTAACAGCATTGACTTCAGGGAAGTTAATTCTCAATAGTGTTTCATAGTCTTCTGTGGTGATCGCACGTTCCTGTGTATTAAAGTGACGTGGAGCATTATACTTAATTGATTCGAGTGTTTCACTGATCGCACCACCAGTAGAAAGTTCATTGGTAGTAACTGTGATATCTGTTTCGTCATCAATTGCCGCATCTGGTGTAAATACTCTACATCCATTTGGTAGCTCACCGTTAGATATACGATATTCTACTGTAATGACTGAGTTGTTCTTTGGCTTTCTGCCATTGATGCCGTCACCGAAAACAATTTCATAACTATCGTTCTCAGCACCTTGCACAAAGAATACAGGTGAAGAAGAATTAATATCAAATAGTGATTGTGCTCTATTGTAAGATAGGATTGTTGAACCCATATCTTCTGTTACTGTAACAGTTATAGATGAAATGTCAACATTTTTATTTGAAATGATGAAACGTTGTGGCGATGAAGATGAATACGTATAGGTGTCCGCTACGTAATATCCTTCGTAGATAGGAATATTTGTGCCAGTAAATGTTAGTTGTGTTCTATTGCTGTTAATGGTATAATCAGAGATGATAATATTTTCAGCAGTAGAGAAGGTAAAGCTACTAGCACCAAAACGTGAGGTGAAAGTATAACCCTTAGGAACAACGAGTGAACGCTTGTTTAAGACAGAACTATTGACTGTAATATTTACATTGGCTTGTGAAGACTTGAACGAGCGAGGAACATAATTGAGTTCCTTGGCATGTGATACTACACTGTCACGAAGCTGAGCAGAGTCGAGGAACATTTCGCTGCCTACCATGTTTAAGTAGAATGCGTTATGGAATGTATTATATGATAGAACGTCAAGCAACACAGACATGTTACTGCCATCAAAATCATAATCTTTAAATCTATCTTGTGTTTTTAGATACGTCTTGAACGTATTCTTGATCGTATCAAAGTCAAGACTTGATAGAATAATTGAAGAGTTAGCTGACATTATCTGATCCTGTCGAGTGCGATATTAAATGAAGTTGGTTCTTGTTTATTTATAACCATGATTGTGACGCTTACGACATATCGATTGTTGTCTTCGTCAGGAATGACATTCACAGAAAGTAGTCTTGCACGAGGCTCAAAGTCAAATATTGTTTCCTTGACAAAATCAGAAATGTTTTGAGCAGTCATGTCATTGATTGGTTCAAACAACATCTTTCTAATATTAGAACCGATATTTGGTTGATATAGTCTTTCATTACGATCAGTTAACAATAGGTTACGAATAGTACGAATTACTGCATTCTCATTAGTGAACTTCACGATATCCATAGATACTGGATGAGGCGTTAAATCAGTCGTGAAATCGCTGTAGGCTTGGCTATCCCTACTCATTGCTTTAAATCTGTCGTTTCTATTAGCCATTTAATTTCTCTTTTATGGAATTGTTACTGGATCAGAATCAACCGCTAGTGTATAGCGAGTAGACGAAGCAATAACCTTACACTTAATTTGCTGTCCAACATCACCGGATACAACCAAATAAGAACTGTTTGCACTTGACACCATGCTAGTTCCACTGAACCACTGATAGTCATACTTCGTAGGAACGAAACCTACCCATGTACCAGTAGAGCATTCTAGTCTACTACCAACAGATAGTGACCCTGAGATAACAGGTTCATTACCTGACTGTACAGTATAAACAACCGGACCAATCTCATTTGACTTGACTTCAATCGATCCTGCTTTATTGTCACCTGTCACCAAGCAATATAGGTTATATTCGATATCATCCATGGTAGGTGAATATGTGAAGGTGTTAGCATTATAGATTGGATTGCCTTCACGGAACCACTGAGCACTATACGTCATCTCTGAATTGCTTGTCCACACACCAGTGTTGCATGATACTGTGTTGCCTACAGCAGCAATACCAGACGCAACAGGAAGCACGTCATTCACTGGTGGAAGAGCTTCAACAAACGCTTGGTTCTCTGCCTTATATGTTTCGAATGCACCACTGCTAACACTAGCTGTAAAGCTCTCAATACTATCAGTAGCAATCACAGGTGCGATGCCTGTAATAGTTTCCATCTGTGTTTGTGCATTTCCGATATCGCTCAAGCTACTATTAACACTACCAAACAATTCTGTTCTAAGATCATTAGCTGCATCAAGAGCTTCTTCAATTGAACGGTATGCAGTTATTGCATCGCCCAATGCTCGAAAACCAGATGCTCCTACTGCATTACAGATTTCATTAGCGATCTTTTCTGCAATCTTTCTTTCAAGTCTTCTTACTACACTTTGTCTTGCGCTTTTACTTAAGAATGTTCTTTCGATATCCGAAATACAGGCTTTTATTCTTGGCAGAACATTTTTAATTTCAATAACCAATTCAGTAACTGCTCTAATCAATCCAATGATCTGCACCGTATATTTGATAGCAGCCTCAAGTGTTGGAATGATAGTTCCAGTTACAAGCTTTCCTAGCCACTTCACAATACCAGTAGGTGTTGGACTTGGCAAAGAAGTAATACCTAGAGTTCTCTTTAATAGTTCTAGTTGTTCTTTTGCCGCTTTTTCTGCTTGCTTTTTAAGTTCGTCTAGGTGCTGCCTGATGATAAGTTTAAGTGCATTACAGTCAACAGTTGATCTAATCTGTTGTGTCAACTCTCGAATACGTTTTGTGTTGACAACAAGAGTATCTTCTTGACTGCTTTCAATCTTATTACCACGAGCGGCTTCACATGGATTAGGAATGTTTGGTACTCTTGGCACCTCTATAATCAATTTGCTTATGTCTGGGAGTGGCGGCAATGGTTGTCCTGCAATAAGCCCTTGCTCATTGAGAAGTGTTGACGGTCCAGAAGCTGTAGGTGGCACACTTGCCATATTCAATCCTTAAACAATTTGTGTTATAATGCCTTTGCTGACATGAACAGTTTTACCATTGAGTGCCGTGAATACATCACTAGCACCAGAAGCACTAGAGATAGCACCAACTGTGGTGAAACTTCCTTCAGCCATGACCATACCGCCGGGTGTTTGTACCGTAATACCAGTACCAGAATTGAGGTTGACACCACCAGCACCATTGATATCAATTACACCAGAAGAAGCCAATACCATATTTCCTTCACCAGCAATAATTGTCTCACCTTCGACAATCGCTTCAAGATTTCCCTTGACATGAACAGTTGCATTACCGTCAATATAGACGTTCTTGTCTTTACCGACAATTTCAAAACTATCATCGACACTCTTGACAATCACACGGCCATCTTTATTTATTTCGATGTACGATCCCTTACTATGACGAACGTGTAGTCTTTCATTGTCTGGCGTGTCATCAATCTCAATAATATGTCCAGCACGAGTATTGATTACTCTGTTGTATGGATACTGTGCAGCATAAGATGAATCTGGCTCAGGACCAATTTTATCGTTGACAACCGTCTGCTTTCCTCTTGCAAGAAAAGGAATAGAGTTTGATGCTTCATCATCAGGCTCATATGGTATAGTACCAATAATCATTGGATACTTTTTCTCTTCGCCATCTAGAAAGAAACCAAACACAAATGATCCTGCTACAAGACCCGGTGTGTCGCCAATTCCCTTGAAGCCACCACTTGTTGTAGGCATCATCACGATAGCGTCTGGTAGCCTCTCTGTGGCTAAATTATCATGAATACCGAATGCACGTACCTTACAACCGCCCATCTTCAGTTCGTCTGTGGTGTTATCTTCTACAAGACCGACAAACCAACGGAAACCTTGTTCGCCCATTCTGCTATTAATACCGAACATTATAAAGTCTCCAAAAAGTTATTCTTGACAAGTTCGAGTGACATGGTATGTGTTCCTCTATCACCATTGATGATCATATGTCTGACATATGTTACCAAGTAGTTGCCGCTATCAAGTCTTGATACACCAGTTTCATTATCAAATCCAGCAGCAGATGGGAAAGTACACTGAATAACATCGCCCACTGTAATTTCACTATCACCATAGACGTGTATCTGTGTGATGTTCTGTGAAAGATTATTAATAAATGCTTGACGAGCAGCATATGCTTCAGTCAATGGTGTCTTTGAACGCTTGGACATAATTGGTAGCAGATTGAATGCAGTTGGACGCTTTGTTTTACCACCAGCACGAATATTACTAGTAGTGTTTGTAGCTGCGCCATCGCCGTCTAAAGTCTGAAACTTGTCAAGACCAATGTTGGCAGTATAAATCGATTGACGCTGACCTAGTGTTTGCATATCAATAGTACTTGCTGATCCTACATATGCGCCGCTTCTCTTTGAAAGTGCATCCCCTGACGTTATCTTATTGTAAGCAAGGATGTTACGAATATTTACGTCTTCGATGGACTCTTTTCTGGCGGCATCATAGAAGAATTGCTTGTCTGAGTTTCCTCTTTCCATTTCTTTTCTACCACGTTCTATGAGCTTTTCATATGTGGTAAAATTGTATCCATGTCTATTCTCAAAGAATACAAACGCATGTGACAAATATCTGTCAGATAATGAATATGGAAGTAGTGAGTGAATTACTGCAAATGGATGTTGATTAAAGAAGTATTGCTTATCTATACCAATAGTCTTGTCAACCTCAAGCTTTTTAGTAGAGCCGATATCTTCCTTCATAATGTTCTTGACGATATTCGATACAGAATCGTCAAAGTCTCTGTCAACAAATTTTTGCTTATTGACAAATAGCTCTGGACTACAGCATGATATAGTATAGGTTACTGTCTTTTGATTTTCAGAAATAACCATATTTCTTGGTTCTCTCGTATGAAAGACATACGTTGTAGGCTCGCCGGGGTTCTTTGGTGTCTCAAATGAGATAGTGATCAGTTCTTCGCCAATAATCGGAAAGCTTTTCTTCAGACCAATACTATCACTGATAAACAATTCACAGAAGATCGCAGGGTAATGAATACCTTCAAATATATCGATTGTCTTACACTGGTCGGTTAAATCGTATTTTCTTTGGCCATCTTCACTTGACAAAGTAATGCTAATGATATTGATATCACCAGCAACAATATCATTTTCCGGACCTTTATTCGCAATGATAGGCTGAGAAACAGCAATGGTGCTTCCTAGAATATCTCGTACATTGTTTAATACATTATTTACGAAACTCATTATCTCGCTCTCATTACTCTTTTAAACTCTGCTTCGACTTGGCCCTTATAACGAACATCCAAAAGCATTACTTCTTTCTTTTGCTCATTAGTTTCATACTCATAATCAAAGTATGAGATAGGTTCCCAATACGCTGCATCAGTGAATGCAACAGTTTCAGCTATCGTATTTATTGCAGTGATTGTACCTGATGCACCGCTGTCTTGACCTACAATAGTGTCGCCAACTTCAAACCCGCCATTGACATGCTGACATGTGATGACGTTTCCATCGACAAGTGTTACGGTTGCATAGTGAGTGCCGTCAACTTGAATTTCTTCTCCAACTGTCAAGTTTTCATTGACAGTTGCCAGTGTGATTGATATTATCATATTTGTGGTTGTAGTGTCAAGATATGCTTTTCTTTTATAACCGCTCACCGAACCGTTAACATCCAATACAGGATCATAGTATCTTTTAAATCGATGTGTCAGTGCTTCGTATCCTGCAATAGTAATACGAACGTCTTTTTCGTCTGTTACTCTGTAAAAAGCAGTCTTTCTCATTGCTCTTTCCATGCTTCCATACTTAGAAATCATGTAACTAACAAAGTCATCCTCCGAAAGGTTCAATCCATAATATGGATCGATTGTTTCATTGGCCATCCAGATCAGCCAACTATAGCCGGGGTTATCATAATACAGATTTGATAGAGTATCAACACGATCATTTCCATCCATGACATATGGATAGAATGCAGTGCTGTTTGCTTTAGTTTCTGGCGACAAAGCAGCACGAGCCATTATGTTCTTTGCTACTTGGCCATCGTATATGATAGTAGGAAGTTTATTGAAATAGTTCATGTTTCTGTGCCTAGTAAAAATTCTGCTGACCCTACCACTACTGCTGTTGTTATAGGAAATGCTGCAATAAGAGCACCAACAGCAGTATCTTCAATCACTGTACTTCCACCAAGAGTACTTTCCCAATCGCCAGAAAGCATATATTCAATTTCGTCAAAACCAATTGACAATCTAATTGCTACAGGAGCATCACCCTCTTTAAAGAAGCCGGGTACGTTAGACGGATTGTAGTCAACATCAACAGAATTCATCACACATTTTTTGTATCTCAGAATACTACTTGAAGTCCACCCCCATCTATTCTCACCAGCATCAAAATTTCTATTTGGTGAACCGTCCCATGGAAAGAAATTTAATTGACACATGTATGGATAGTTAAGGATTGCACCTGAAGCACTGAATGTATTTGATGGAAGTGCTGCCTGTTTTAGTGTTTTAATAATGTCAAATATTCTGTCACTTTCTTCTTTGCTTGTAGGATAGAATGTCCAATTTAAATTAAAACTACGAAGTGATGGTCCTGCAAATGAAATTGAAGGATTTGGGTTCGATGCTTTACCAACAGTTTGTTCAATTGCAGTTTGAAGTTGATCAGCAGGTATCATTTCATTTGTTAAATTTTCAGCACCGCTGCCAATGATTCCTGATAATGATGCACCCTTAGGGCCAGTTGCTGCCGCCATTGCTGCTGCTGCCGCCCCAGCACCTGCTCCTAAAATACTCGACCCCATTCTACCAAGATTTCTATATCCAAATCCTAGCACACCACTAACAGCATCCAGATTAAAAATATCGCCAACTGTTTGACTATCAGTATTGTTATATTTTATACTAGAGGTGTCTCTGAGCATATCAGGAAGTGGTAAGTATATGCTAGCTGTTTTATCAAATTTTGAATCGCCAAATGGTCTTGGTCTACTGTATTTACCAAGAGAAATTCGGCAATAGAACTTGCCCAATATAGAGTCGGTTGGTCCATTACTATATGTAATCTCTGCCATATTATAACGCCGTATATGTTGTGAACTCTTGATTGCTTCTAGCATTAGCAACCTTAGTCTGTGGATTGATTTGCTTCATGTAGACCTGAGGACTTTCCAAGCTTGTTCTACGTAAGCTAGGAAGATTGCTATCTACTATTCTTGACGGTGACTTACCAGCAATTGCAAAGTAATCACCTGATGCACCAGATATAATCGTGTCTGTCTTTTGTGTGGAGAATGCCTCTACACTATCAAAAGATGCACCAATGTTAAATAGTGTTTGTGCTGTTGTTCTGGCAATAAGTTGTGCATTTCGTGGAGCGCCAGATATCGCAGTAGTTGTAGCGTTGTCCACTACACGACTACTAATAGATTTTGATGTACTTTTGACAAAATTGCTTGTATTGAAAGCCATTGTCTGATATCCTTAAATTTGTTTGATAAATATACCCATGATGTATTTATATGACTTCTCTGAAGGTCAATAAAATAAATGGATATTATATGGCATACAAAGGACCGTTTCAACCAAAGAACCCGCATAAATACAAGGGTGATCCTACCAAGATTATTTATCGTTCACGATGGGAACTAATGGTCATGCAAAAGCTTGACAACCATCCTGATGTGATACAGTGGTCTTCTGAAGAAGTAGTCATTCCTTATATTAGTCCGATTGATAATCGATATCATAGGTACTTTATGGATTTCTACATGAAACGCAAGAATAAAGAAGGTAAGATTGAAGAGATTTTGATTGAGGTAAAACCATATGCTCAAACAAAACCTCCTACTGTTCAAAACAAACCGAATAAGAGATATATTACGGAAGTGCAGACATGGGGCGTAAATTCTGCTAAGTGGAAAGCAGCACAAGAGTATTGTAAAGATCGTGGATGGCAATTCCAGATCATAACGGAAAAAGAACTTGGCCTTACCTTTTAGGATATCCCCAAGTCCATGTACCGTCTTCTTTATAAACTCTAAATCTTCCTTTGCATGTATCTGACATTTTTTTCTTGGAAGTTTCAGATTTTTTCCAAGTCTTTCCAAGAGCAGGAGGAATCATGTTTTTACGTTTTTCTTTCATTTTTATTTTGGCTTCTTCAGAATGATTTTTTCCATACATATGGTTTAATGCACCTGATTGATTTTTTGTTCTAGCCTTTGGGGATTTTTTCATAGCAATACTTATAGATTTGCTCATTTTCTTTTTTGTATCTTCTGTGTGTTTTCTTCCTTTAAAGGTTGGTCCTTTAACCATAATATATGGATCGAAACCTACAGTCTGTTTCAAGTCTTCAATTGTAATATCGATATCGATATGGTTCATGTTCATGGCATCCCAAAAACATGATGAGTTTGAAGATAAAAGGAATTCGTGTAGATTTATATAAATAGACATAGCTGATGCTCCTGTAAAGCGTTAGAGTGTGTAGATGTTGGTAGCATCGTGACACACAGTATTTATTCTTTTAGGAAGTTTTAATGGCAAATATTTTAACCGCAGTTTTGGATGATGGAGTTAGACGTGGGATCATTCCTGCGAAGACCGAAGCTTCACGTAAATGGTATAGAGACACTGCACAGGAGTTTAGGCGCTATCGTGGTGAAGTTGGTCTTATGCGTTCTGATGCTAACAGGCTGACCAAACGTATCTATCCCGGCAGACTTTACATGTACTTCTATGATGCAAAGACAAAAGCCGACCTACCATATTGGGATAGATTTCCAATGGTATTTCCGTTCAGAGTAGAATCTGATAGATTTTGGGGTATCAACCTTCACTATCTACCTTTGCCACTTCGTGCTAAGCTAATGGATGCTCTCTATCAAACGAGAACAAACAGCAAATATGACGAAACAACTAGGTTGCGTATCAGCTATAACATTTTAAATAGTGCTGCAAAGTATAGATTTTTCAAACCATGTGTCAAGCAATATCTTTACTCACAGATGAAATCACAGTTCTTCTACATTGAGCCTGAAGAATGGGATGTTGCTCTTTTCCTTCCGCTAGAAAGATTCCAGAAAGCATCAAAGACTCAAGTTTTTGCAAATTCAAGAAAATTGATCGCAGGACAGAAAATTTAAGAAGCTTTGCTTCAGGGAGAAAATTAATGGCATTTGACATTGGTAGCTTTAGAACAGAGATGACTAGTCATACTTTTGTGAAAACAAATAGGTATCTTGTTAAGTTTGGTATACCAAATTCACTCACCGAGCCACCCTCAAATTCTTCAGATGAATATAAGACACTGGTCAAGGAGTTTTTGGCGGATTTTAATACAAAAACTTTAACTTTTCGTAGTGATTCTTTGAATTGGCCCGGTGTAGGATTTGCTACTTTAGATACGCCACCAAGAGCAGGTTATGGTGCAACCGAACTTATTCCGTATGCTCCAATTTTTGATGAAGTTAATATAAATTTTGTACTTGATGAATACACGAATGTCCACAAATTTTTCTGGTTGTGGACGAATAGTATCATCGATCTAAAGAGTCAGGGACAATCAAAATTAAAAGATGGTGCCTATACTGTTGGGTATAAAGACAAATACACGACAGACATAACAATTCAAATGTTTAATGAAATGGGCACTGGCGAAGAGCATAGGGTGATGGAAGCAAAGCTTTATAGAGCCTTTCCTAGATCAATGCCACCTTTTAATTTGGCATGGGCAGAAGATGAAGTGGTAAGAATGAGTATTCCATTTAGCTATACTGATTTCGATGTAACACACTTCCCTCATAAAAAACAAACTAAATAAGCGATCAATATTAACAAAAAGTGAGAAAAATTATGACATTACCTAAAGTAGCAAAACCACTATTTGAACTATATGTACCATCAATGAATAAGTCTGTAAAGGCTCGTCCATTCGTTGTACGTGAAGAAAAGATTCTTTTGACTGCACAGCAATCTGGTGAGGAAAAGGATATCATCCTTGCCATCAAGCAAGTTTTGAATAACTGTATTGCTGATGACTTTGATGTTGATGATCTGGCGACATTTGACCTTGAGTACATGTTCCTGAAGCTACGTGCAAGATCAGTGAACAATATTATCGAAGTGTCCTATCGTGACAACGAAGACGGAAAGGTGTACGACTTCCAGATTGATTTAGATCAAGTCGAACTCAAGATGAACAAAGACATTTCAAATATCATCATGATAACTGATGTTCTTGGTATCAAGATGAAGTATCCATCAGTAACTATTCTTGATAGCGTTCCGGATACAGATGATGCAGGTGAAGTGGTAGAGTATCTTATCAAGAGTTGTGTCGATCAAATCTTTGATGAGGATAGCGTTTATCTTTCTAATCAATATACTGATGCAGAACTTGTAGAATTCCTTGACAGTCTAGACATTGAAACCTTCGGTAAGATTCGTGAATTCTTCAACAACCTGCCACAGATGTATCACAAGATTGAATATACAAACAAAAATGGAAACCTTCGCACGATTGAGCTTACTACGTTAAGCGATTTTTTTATCTGGGGCTGAGCCACAATAATCTGGCAAACTATTACACATTGATATTTGCCATGGCTCAGCATCACAAGTATTCAATTGCAGAAATTGAAGACATGATCCCATATGAAAGAGATTTATATGTCGATATGTTATTGATACACCTTGAGAAAGAAAAAGAAGAGTTGAAAAAGGGAAGATAACAGTTGGCCAAAAAAGATAGAGTTGCTGGCAAAATCCAAATAGATCGTGAAAGCCCTGAATTCAAAGATAGGGTTGAACGTTCTAGAGAAAGCAGACAAAAGCGCAGAGAAGAAGCTGGCGATACCCCTATGGGTAGAGCTAAGAGAGCTTTTGGTCAACAACTACTTGGTTCTTATGGACTTGGTAGAGAAAGCTTTGCGGCTGGTGGATTTGTCAGAGGCAGACTAGGTATATTCTCTGAAGCAATAAACAGTAGTTCTGTTGCTCAGGCTGTTCCTATAATGGAGAGACCAACAACTGAAAGCACCAAAAATAATCCTAACATATCGGTGCTGTTAAGTCAATTTGATGCACTAGTTAAAGTTGCGAGTAGAGTTGGTGTAGTGACTACATCACAACAGCGTAGCTATCAACAACAGGCAACAACCAGTACTCGTCAAGCCAGAGAGCGATCTATGGAAGGTGGCATTGCTGCTTTGTTTGCTAGTATGATGGGTGCAGGAACAAGTCTAAACCCACTAACTACTGAAGTTGGTACATTAATTGAAAAGATTAAGCCACTACAAGATGCTATCGAAGAGCAAACAAAGAAAGCAGAAGAAGCATACAATAATCGTGGGTTTGTAGAAAGACTAGCAGATAGCTATGGTCTTGGAGACGAGTACCGTGATTATGATCAAAGAAAAAAAACTAGACAAAGTAGAGTAAAAACCAAGCCCGGTTTTAAGATGACAAGAACGAGAACAGGACAAACAAGGTTTGTTGGTCCTGATGGTAGGTTTGTCTCACGTACTGCTGCTATTGCAGATGCAGTGCCAACAAGAATGCAAAGAGCTACCAGTGCAGTAAGAAGTGGTGGCACTGGTCTACTTAATCTAGCAAAAAGAGCAGTAAATCCTGTAAGAAATGCTGCTACACGAGTTGGTGGTACAAGAATTGCAACAGGTACATCAAAAAATATAGCCTCTATCGTAGGTAAGGGTATGCGTGTTGCTGGCGCTACTGCATCGGCAACTAAGAGTGTCAGTGCATCGGTTGTTAAGCGTATTGCTGGTCCTATTATTGCTAAGGCAATTGGTCCTAGTGTTCTTAAAATGATTCCAGTTCTTGGTATGGCTGCTGGTGGATTCTTTGCAGCAAAGAAACTAGTTGAAGGTGATGTTGTTGGTGCTGGTCTAGAAGCTGCTTCTGGCCTTGCTGGTCCTCTCACTGCTATTCCTGCTATGATTGCATCGGTAGCAAGAGATACATATTCGTCTGTATTTGGTGTCAAGCCAGAAGGTGATCCAGACTTTGTTTCACGAATGGCAATGATATCTGGTATCATTACAAAACTAGTTACTGATATGCTTGCCTCAAAGGTAGATGCAAAACAAAAACCAACACAGGCACAAATCAACAAGGCAACTATACCGGAAGCAAGACCCAATGCTACGGTCACGGCAGGTACAACTCCTTCAGGTGCTCCTAGACATGTTCCATCAGCGCCTGCGCCTAGCCATACGCCTAGTCCGACACCTACGCCTACCCCAACCCCTACTCCAACCCCTACCCCTACTCCTAGCCCTTCTCCTGCGCCTAGAGCAAGTTCTAGCACACCAACCCCTGCGCCTAGTTCATCTGCTAGCGCAACGCCTACACCTACGCCAACAGCACCAACACCTAGCCCAAGTGCAATGTCTACTGTAGTAGAAACTCCGCCTACCATAAGTGAGACTCTTTCTAGAGCTTCCATTGAAGCTGAAGCGGCATCTAGAGAGGTGAGTGTGATTAACATTGGTGGAAACAACGCTAGACCTTTACCGTCAAAAGCGCCACCAACTAGAAGTGGTGTGTCTGGTGCTGGTGACGTTCCTGATCCACATTATTTTGGACTAGGACAAGTTGCAGACGGAATCTATTTCAACGCTAACCCATCGATGATGACATGATAAAAGCATTAGAAACATATAACAAAGAAGATTTAATGAAAATTGCTGAACGAACATCTATTGTTCGTAAGGACGTTGCTTCAGATGATTTCACTATAACAAAAAAATCAACAGCGGTGATTTCTAACCATCTCGTTGCCCTTCAAAATTCTTTCAATATAATTCTTGCCAATAGCATCAATATCAAAGCGTTACAAGAAGCTGAAGCTAAAAAGGCTGCAACTTCATCGCTAAGTGAGGGGATTGTAGCTCCACCTAGTGCAAATATTGTAGGGGCAGAAGAGTTAAGTGGTACTATGAAAGTGCTAGGAAAATACTTCGATCAGCTAACAAAACTTTTTGATAAGTTGGATATCACACCACCAGAAGATAATGAAGAAGGTGGTGGTGTTAAGCGTAAAGGCAGAAAAACGAGAGGTATAAGAAGATCACGAAGTCGTGGTCGTGGCAAACTCGGTAAAGCACTTGGCATATTTGACACAGCCTTAGATGTAGCTGATGATGTGATCGATGAAGGTAATACAGAACCTGCTGCTGGTAGAGGACGCAGTGCTTCTAGAGGTATTGTTAAGGGTGCTGCTATTAGTCTTGCTCTTACTGGCGCTGGATATCTAGCAACAAAAGCATTTTCCACATCATCAAAGCCTTCTGCTAAAGAAACTGAGACTGACAAAAGATTAAAACAAAGTGTCGCCAAGACTGCTTCTGTTCCTGCTACACGTGTTCCTAGTGAAATCAGCAATGATAGTTATTCTAGTAGATTTGCTGACTATCTTGCCGATACCTTTGAGAATGTCAAGAGTTATATCTCTGGCGCTTTTGGCACTGCTCTCAATCGTGATGATACTAGCAATGACGCTTATTATGGTGATGGTGGTGCTGGTGAAGGTATGACTGGAAACGCACAAATTGCTATGAATTATTTAACATCACCAGAGGGTGGTGGATGGACAATGGAGCAAGCGGCTGGTATCATTGCAAACTTACAAGCTGAGTCTGGCTTAAACCCAAATGCTTTTAATTCTGCTGGTGGTGGTCAAGGTGCAGTTGGAATTGCTCAATGGAGAGGTGTGAGACAGACTAGATTCCAAGAAGTTTATAATAAACCGATCAGAGGGTCTTCATTACAAGAACAGCTTGCATATATCAATTGGGAATTCAATAACACTGAAACAAGAGCAGGTACAGCATTGCGTCAAGCCACAACGGTGGAACAAGCAACAGACGCATTCTATCGTTTGTATGAACGTGCTGGTAGTCATGATAGATCATTTGGAAGAAGAGTTTCTAATGCAAGAGCTATCATAGAAGTTGCTAACAATCCCGGCAACCCTGATGGAGTTGGTCTTGTTAGTCCCTTGCCGGGAGCAAGGGCTACCAGTGAATTCGGTAGACGTGATAGACCTACAGCGGGGGCATCAACAAACCATAAAGGTCTTGACTTTGGTGCGGAAGCAGGAACAACAATACTAGCTTCTGGTAGCGGTACAGTTTCGTTTGCTGGTACAAGAGGCGGATATGGCAACACAGTTGAAATTGATCATGGTGGTGGAGTAGTAACTAGGTACGCTCATATGTCTGGTTTCGCAGTTAGAACTGGTGCTCAGGTCAATCAAGGACAAGCAATTGGTCGTGTTGGTAGTACTGGTGTCTCAACAGGCCCACATCTTCACTTTGAAGTTCTTCGAAATGGAAGACAAGAAAACCCTAGATCATATCTTAATGTTGTTCGTGCGCCAACATCAGCGGAAGCAATTTCAAGACCTATGGCAAGAAATCCAGAAGAAGCTAGAAGATACTTCGAATCATTAAGAAGAAATCCAAGAAGAGGCAATGGTAGCTTAATTATGATGAATAATCAACCAGCACCTTACTCACCTTCATCATTTTTCCCTAACCCTACACCAAGAGGCGGTCCTAGATCAAGCAATCCTAATTCATCAGGCTTGTATAACGCATACCACGGACTATAAAAAAGAGGGGGGATTTCTCCCCCCTCAGTCAATTAATCGTCATCATTCATGCTATTGAAGAATGCTAGATCATCATCGTCATCATCGGCGGCAGCGGCAAAGTTTGGCGCTGGCTTAGACTTGAATGAAGGTTCTGGCTTCTTCTCAAAAGGAACATCATCTTCATCATAAGATGGCTTAGAAGCCTTCTTTGCTGATGTAGCACCATTCAGACCAAGAACAAGGTTCAGACGAGTCTGAAGCTCTTCGTAGCTCTTGAATTTATCTGGTGTGACCAATTCCTTAAGAGAGTATTCGCTCTTGTAGATTTCTTCAAGCTTATTATCATCATCAAGCAATGGTGATGGCTTCTCAAACTCAGAAAGATCATAGTTGGTGTTGCCATCAACCTGACGAATACGCAGCTTGAAGTTGGCACCTGCCCATAGATCGAACGGGTTGAAAGGTTGCATGTCTGGGAATGGAGGGAACATGGCATTCTTCAGCTTGTCAAAGATTCTTGAACCATAGCGGAAGAGGAAGACCTTGCCTTCATTCTCAGGGTTAGCAGGATCACTTACAACGTAGATGTTTGAGTGATAGTTAAGCTGGCGCTTCTGAACACGTGCTTGAGTACGTTCTGGTCCCTTGTCATTCTCTGAAGAATTCCAAAGGATAGTGTTGTAATCTGAGCAAGGATCAGGAAGACCGATTGTTGATAGGCAGTTTTCAATGTACCACTGACCTTGTGGACCCTTGAAACCATGAGTCCAGATACGTGCCCAAGGATCAGCCTCGTCACCATCAGCTTCAGGGCTTGGTAGGAAGCGAATGACAGCAAAGCCATTCTTAGCCTTATCGGTGGCGCACTGCCAGTAGCGATCATCCTTATAGCTGTTCTTTGAGTTAAGCTTGTTAACCTGATCAGCTAGCTTGTTTAGTGAGTCTTGTGATGAACGCTTTAGATTTGCAAATGACATATTTTTTCTCCGTATGTTTGCATGTTTGTTTAACGTATTTTGCTTATTTTAAGTTCGATAGACAAATAGTCCATCGCTCTTATTTATACTTTCTGTATTTGCAGAAACATAGATTGAGTCCATGCCTGAAATGTTTGAAAGTGTGTATCCAAGTTCTGCCATGAACTTCTGGTTCTCTGATGTAGAGAACCTTTCTGCGATGATGACAGGCTTGAATTTCTGAATGGTTGCCTTGGCACCCATAATAGCGTATTGCTCAAAACCTTCTACATCAAGTTGAATCAGATTGCAAGCATCTAATCCAAGACTATCGATAGTGAGCATAGGAATTTTGAATTCGTCGGTAGCAGGACCAATCTGGTTCATACCAACATTCATGTCATTACCACCCGGTGCAGCACGACGAATACCAACAAGACCATGACCATGACCTAGTGCTGCATTCAGCTTTACTACATTATCGGATTGACAATTATTGACCATGCAATAGAATGCAAGTGGTTCTGGTTCGAAAGCATAGACATGCTTGAACTTGCGTGAATAGAAACGTGCGTACATACCACAATTGGTACCCGCTGTGACAACTGTATCGAATTTGTCTAGATGTTCAAAGTACTTTGTGCTATGATTCTCAAGCCAATCGTTCTTTGGTCCTTCAAAGGCTCCTGTGTCGCCCTTGATCCAATACCAATTGGTTTCGCCATCGATAGCAACATCACGTACTTCGACATTATCACTGTACATCAAGGATATCCTTCACAATTCTTTTCATCTTAGGTTTATCGTATTTGATAAACTCACTATAGCTTAAACATTTATCTCTGGTCGGTGGCCAGATAATATCGTCGGTTATCTTTTTATCCCAAAACGGGAAAAAGTTTAGCATGTCATTGAGAATTGTCAGTGTTTCTATACTGATGTTCCCTTGACGGAATTCCTTGAAAAGCTGTGGATGCTGTCCATTTTTAACAGCGAAATAGCTTTTGAAGTCTCCGGAAATTCCGGATAGTTCCTGTTGAAAGTTATATGTCAGTGACTGGTTTCGACGTTGCCACTTAATATACACTTTTTGCGAATCATCGTTCAACAGATCACGTACCCACATATCACCTTCTAGAAAGTTTGCAATAAGAAAGTTCAATAGATCGGGTTGTTTTGACAGCTTTTCGAAAAAATATCTGTCTTTTCTCTTATTAAAAGAGTTTTCGTCCGCTCTTACTTTACCATTATATCTTACATAGCTATAATTGGATTGGGCGAAGTGCCACTTAATCCCCAAGTACATCTTGTAAGCTTCAAAACCATTCATAATATAATCCTATTAGTTAGATAGGAAGCTTAGCAGACCTTGGTAGAAAATGAAGCTCTTCGCCCTCCATTTGTAGTGACGATTTGATTCTATAGTTACCAGAAATCATTGCAGCAGCAGTTTCCATTTCAATCTCATTCTTTTCGCAGAAAAACACTACAGCGTCAAGGTAGGTCAGCTTGTGTTTCTTCACTAAATTTTCGATTTCCTTGTAAAACTTATTTGTGTCAATTGTTTTTGATAACTTCAAATCACTCATTAATCATCCTCTATAGAAAATATGTGCACCAATTGTGGTAACACGTCTTAGGTTCCAACGTGGGTTGACATAATTGGCATGGTAGAATAATGCACCATGCGTTACGTCAGGGGTTTCCTGTAGATATACACGTTCAGCGGCTTCACGTGCACGTCTAAAAATTTCCATGTTACGAACATTCTTCTTGCCTTCACAGACCCAAGAAAACTGGCAAACATTACGTGTGCGTTGATTAATAACAGCACATGGTGTTCGTGGGAATCTGCCATCTTCAACACGGTTCATTACCACGTTTGTGACAGCAATCATACCTCTATCTGATTGGTTGCCAGCTTCAAAATAAGCATTCTGAGCCAGACATTGAATTTGACGTTCGTCATGGGGAGTAATTCTAATACTTGAAGCCACCTCTTGTGGAGTAGGCTCTGTATTGACTACTTGTGTTGTTGTAGCGGCTTTTGCTGATGGTGTTGAAGGAATTGAAACCATTACTGATCCAGCAACTGCCAATCCTGTGCATAAGCCTAGTAACCACTTTTTTGTGGTACTTGTTGTTTTATTAAAAAAATTAGTCATTGTACTCTCTTAAGCTTAATGACTTTGGATTTTTTTGACAGCTATCCAGCGTATCTCAACGCATACTATCAAAAATCTATGAGAAGATACAATAAGAAATAATAGATCGTTCTTCTACATCCATCCCTCCATTACTAGGAATGCAAAATCATTAGTGTTTTCGTCGGTGTTTATGCTACTTTTCGCATAAAGTAATTTTATGCGATTTTCGACATAAACGCTTTCTTAGCCACATAAGGACTTGAAGCTGTTGTAATGGTCAATGGAGGTAGTTATGCCTCCGGTAAAGAAATATTTATCTATACCAAAACTCCATATATCACTTTATAAGGAGTTTTGGTACAGTAGTCAACTCATGGAAGATCGTTTCATCGTCTTTGCAGAACGGTTCATCGTTAAATGCGGTCCTGAATTTCTTTGATACGATCTTCCATGTATTTTATGACGGCTGTCATCGAATCAACTGAAACGCATTGACCCGTCTTGATTTTACTTTCTATGATAACCTTCTCATGTCTGAGTGTCGATAACAATCTCAACTCAATTGAACATGGAGAGTTACGGTTTTTCATAGAAAGTATCCTTAGATTAGTTCGAAGCCGATTACATTTTCGACCTTGATGTTACGAACCTTGATTTCTTCATCAACACCCTGTCCATTGCTCTTGCGAGTAGGAATGAATGACTTCAGATGATCATAGTCAATGACATTGTTAGCAGCATCGACATAGATAGGAATACCAATGCGGTTTTCCTCAATGCACTTGATGTAAAGCTGACCGTTGTTTTCAAGCAGAGCATTACCAACCATCTGACCATAGCCAAGGCTCTTTGCTTCAAAGTTGGCACTGTTGCCTTCCTTGATACGCTGCTCATTCACACGATACTGATAGTCATCGTTCATCGTCACCTTAACGGTGTTGATCTTAAAAACTTCAGTGTGAGGATTGGGGATGCTCTTGGTAGCAACATCCTTCTTGTTCATCTTGACCGGAGTCTTAGTCTGAAGGATGGCCTTGGTGTTAGGCTTAACGATCTTAGCAAATTCAACAATGTTCATCATGATATATTCTCCATTCGTTTTGTTATGCCCTAATTATACAGGCGGAAGCGATTCGTGTCAACATAAAAAGTGGGGATCAGATTTTTTTCTGACCCCCATAGACATTACGTGTATTTTTCTGCATTCAAAAGATCAGAAATCTCATCCTTAATGTACGCTGCACGTTCTGCATCATACATCTGTTGGAACTTGAAAGCAACACCTTTATGTAGATTGATTGGTGTGAACTTTGGTCCCATCTCACTCAATCTATCAGCAAAATTGTCAACTCTTGCCCAAGATTGAAGTTCTTTTTTTATGATTTTTGAAAATCGTTTTTGAACAATCTTTTCACGTTCACTATCCATGACAAATTACTCCTTACCGTCAACAAACCCTTTGAGTTTCTTGGCTTCTTCTAGAAGCTGCTCTGTGGTCGGGTATTGAGGCACTTCAGTTAGGAACTGAGCATTTTCGTTAATTCTTGCTTTTTCAGAAGCATTGTTCCAATCAAAATGAAACTTTTCTGATGCTCTCTGTTGAGCAAGCTTGATCATCTCCATGCGTAGGAGATATGCGGTATCTTGTGACATAGTATTTTCCTTTGTGTATGTGTGTATGTCCGTTGTCTGAGGACTAGGGACATTGTATTTATACACAAAGGAAACCGTCACTTACACTTCTGTAGTGCTTTTTCTTTTGCCTCTACAAGCGTATTGAAGGATTTAGACGTACCACCAGCATCAGGGTGATATACCAAAGACATTTTACGGAATGCCTTCTCTACAGCAGTCCTGTCATTCGTAGGCATCATACCAAGCACGTGCCAGATAGATGATGCAGTCTTCTCTACGATCTTTTCACGCACTGTTGTAGGAAGGTTCAGACGATGGATAGAAAGATAGTTGTCCTTTCTCCTACCGTCCTTTGTTCTCATAGTGAGAGTGATCATCTCACCATTATCGCTCTGTGTGAACGAAAGATCAGGCCATACAAACTCTGGTTCTTTGTGATTGAACATTAAGAACGCAAAAGTCATAATCATGGCCATAATGAAAAACATGAAGCCAGATTGTGGAAACATGAAGTGGGTAAAAGCAAGAAGGGGAGCAAACCCCATACCAATAAGATATGATTTCATTTCACAAATCCTCATAATAAAGTGGTGGGATTCTGTTTCCACGCTCCCACCGGGCGCATTTGAATTAAGCCGCTAGGGCGAATTCAACAGAGCTATTGTCGTTAGCTGCATTTACGTTTTGTGGCGCTTTGCCAGTCAATCAGTCTCGAACCGCCTTATTCCGTTCCAGTCGATCCTAGTTCACCCCCATCATAGACACTGGTCATCAGTTTCTGTTTCCCATTCTAGAAACTGCCTCTAACGCATCATGGGAATGTGCGCCAGTGTCTATGGTGGAGGTGACGGGTACTGCCCCCGTGTCCTCAGAACCTTTATTGTTGATCGTCAACAACTGATAACTCTATTTAGTATGATTCGTTTCTCAAGTCAACTCTTTTTTATCGCACCTCTACTTTTTCATAGTAGTATGAGTTATCATCATCACGGCTGAAATCCTCTGCACGATCTGGATGAACCGTTAGGATTGCTTTGATCTTTTCATTATATTCTTGAGTTTTCTGAGCATGTGCAATACGAGCAGCTTCAAATTCATCATTTGACATTCCCGACTTAAGCACTTTGTATAAGCCTTGAACACGAGGAACTTTCAAAGCCTCTGCATATTCAAGTTCAGCCAGAGTAACTGCATCCTTGGCAGTTTGTTCGCTTTCGGTAACAAACATAATGGTATCAGATGAAAAGGTGCAACCATCACTTACGGTATAATACACTGCGTACATAAAAATCTCCATTCCTTATAGATCGCCTATAAGGAATGGAGAAATGTATGTCAACCCTTTTTATCGATCTTCAGTAGATTGAATGCTAGTAGTGGGCCTCTAGCATTCTCTGCAATCGGATAGACTGCGATGGAAGTCATCTCACCATTGTTCAAATCAGGTTCGAAAAATGCTTCATAATGATATCCAAACTTCGACAGAATAATAGACGCAGCATTTAGTGCTTCAAGATTGCGAACACCAATCACTGTGAAATAGGTTTCTTCTGCCTTAACGTCATCCATCACCTGTTGATTCTGTGGTGGTTTCTCTGTCCAGCGTTGAGAGTTTACCCCAAGCTGGAAAGCGGCATGTGCTGTCTGTACTACTTGGTATTCAGGAGAAATGTCCTGACGTGTGAAGAAATATGCATAATGTCTCATATCAAAGTCCCTTTACAAAATTTGGGGTAATCATAGCAGCAAGTTCACGAAACTTCAACAGTTCTTCTTCTGTCATAAGTTCATTAACATCAACCCCAAGAACCATACCATTGGTTTGTTTCCACTCACCTTCAATCCAAATTCTACCGCCACGAAGTCTATGGTTAAAACCATACATCGCATTGATAATCGACTGATAAGGATACTGGCGATGAGCACAGACCTTACCAGCGGTGAATGATTTCTTGAGGAAATGAGTTAGAATTGCCGTCTTTTCTTCAGACTTTGCGTTGACAGTACGATAGATGCACAGAGCAATCATGTCTGCACATGTTAGATTCTTTGAGTGAGCCTTAGCCTTGAATGTTTCAGTAAAATTTGTCATTTTGGTCTTCCTTTAAAATATAGTTTGGTTTGTTTGGTTTCAACTATATTTTCAGGTGGACCTATTGCGTCATACGGCTAGAAAGCTGAGCCGCCATCCTTATTTGTCATTTTATCATTCCTTTTATCTAAAGCTCGTTTGAGCCTTTCACGGTGCCTTTCGGCTTCTTCGTTAGTAAGGAAATACTTACCTTCGAAAACTCTATCACTTGTGTATTTATTCATGATCTATTTATACAAAAAAATGGTGCTCTGTGTGGGATTCGAACCCACGACGACAGAATTTTAGAGATTCCCGCTCTGACCAACTGAGCTAACAAAGCACTATATTTTAGACTCTAGTAACTGAGATACCAAAGCCTGAGTTAGGTACATACATCAAACCATGATGACCTTCAACAAGTTTTTCTATAGGACAACCCATTTCTACAAGATCATCGATTGCTTCTTGACGAGTGAGACGAAGTTCTCCAAATTGGTTTCCTTCGTCCCACCATTGTGCTTGATAGAAGTACATTACTTACTCCATTCCTAGATGTTCACGAAGTGCTTGTTCGTCGATATCGCTCATACCGATCATTGGCTTTGACCAATTGCAAATTTCCTGAACAAGAAGTTTGGCAAACACATCAAGATCAAACTCCCAATAAAGGTGTCCTCTGACCTTTGCTCTATCTTCAATCTCTTTAAGAGTCACAATCCAACCCCTTGGTTGAACTTCTTGATGAACCAAGGACGTGCTTCGTTAGCAATTGCGCTACCAAGCTTCTTAGGATCGATCTGGCTAGCCACAATGGTATCCATCTCTTCCTTAAGAACGTCATTGTATACCCAACGAATGAAGTCACCCATGCTCTTCATTTCAAAGGGCAGAAGCTGTTCACGTACTAGGTTGTCCAAGCCCTGTTCAAGACGTGCTTCAGTGACAGTTGCAGCGACGAAAGCCCTAATGTTTTCGACAGCCTCAACATCCACAGCAGCGAGAGTACGTACCTTTGAAACAGAATGCTTTTCACCCTTGACCTTAAACCAAGTACCGGAGTCATTCCATCCTTCAGATACACATGTCCATACAACGCCTTCACCGATTCCAGAGACCCCGAAATACTTTCCAACTGGACATTCATTTTCAACTGCCTCTGTAATTTCGATCATCTTGTTCTGAGCAATCTCAGGGAACTTGAAGTCGATATCTGCTTCCCAAGTTGGGAATGTGTCGATGTTGAATACACCATCTTCAGGAAGATGGATATCAAACTCACCAACAGGCAACCAATGAGTAGTATCATCAGAGAGGACAGCCTTGACAGCAAACACAACAAACATCTTAGGAAGTTGTGAAAGTGCAACACCCTTCTGAATACCACTACCACACCATTCGCCAAAGATGGCGATCTTCTTGATGGGTACGTGAGGAATCCAGATTTCGCTCATAGCCTGATTGACAACATCACGCCAAATAGATTCATTCTTCATTTGATGAAGCATGAAACCAGCGTTATCCTGTGTCAAAGACAGCACACGCTCACGAGACTGAAATGTGAAGCTATCAGTGTCAACATCATACACGATACCAGCATTGGTACCATGAAGCTTTACAGTGCCACGAAACTTCAGTGTAGGGAGAGGCTTAGATGCATCATAGATAGCATCGCCATTCTCATCCTTACCAGCGTAACGGGTGTGTGTTTGTACGTGACGAATCACATTACGAAATTGTTCAACGCTAGGAAATTTAATCATTTTCACTTACTCCATCATATTTGTTGACACCCTTATAGGGATAACAAACAAGGATGTCAACAAATTAAATTACACTACCAAACATAATGATTTCAACCCATGTATCAAAAATTTCTTGCTTGATTTCATCGTCAATGCTTAGAAACTCATCTCTGATTCCTGCACGATACATAATATCATCCATGATATCTTCAACAATCTTTTCAGCCGTTTCTTTTTTCATTACATTGTTCCCTTAATATAACCGTAACCAAGGTCAAAGCAATACTCAAGGCGCTCATAACCGTAGAACTTCATGTCTTCAAGTTCGCCTTCAGCATCAGCGATGATTTCGATGGCACGAACACGATCAACACCTTGAACCAGAGCCATCGTATCCTTGATACGCTGTTCAAAGCGATCACGATTGATAACCTGCTGCTTCTTCTCTTCTTCCATCTGTTCATTCAGACGAACAACAAGACGCTCATAATCAGCATCAAATTCTTCCATCGAAGCAAACTGAGCATAACGAGGACGGCTACCATATACGTCCTTATACAGGTCCGAATAGATATCGCCATCATGCGAGTTGGTCAGAGCGTTAATGTCCCGAAGAGTAAGCATTTTGAAGTCCTTTCGCTTTCGATGGACCCCTTATATGTTATGATTCGTGTTTGGTCAAGAGGTTTTTTGCTCTTTCTTTTACCCATGGGTCAAAAGGCAGAAAAGCACCAGATGCTCCTGTCCAATCGGCAAAGGCTTCATCATAAAAACCAATCTTTTTTGTCATACCCAAGGTGTTCCACATTTCCTGTAGAGACACCAATTCATCAGCCCATTGCTGCCACTTATCATCAGGCACAACATTGTCATCCATGTGATAGTAGATATATGAATGAACCAGCATTTGAATGCGGCGCTGACGAATCTTTTCAGATAACGTCTGCACCGCATTCACCATAGGGTCTTCAGGTTCGTCTTCAAGAAAGTCCAAAAGTGACACGGATTTCCTCAATCAAAGCAGCATCAGTTGAAACAACCCCAAGGCCATGTGAATGCGGGAAGTTCAGCTTAGGAAGGTCAATCTCATTGAAGAAACGACCAACGTCATCAGGGAATGAGTATGTGTCATGGAACATGATCAGTCCACCTTCACGGACAAACGGACTCCAAGTCTTATAATCATTGCTCACTGCATCATAGATATGATATCCATCAATGTGAAGAATGTCGATAGGCTTATCCCATGTCTTGGCTAGCTCATTGAAGTCTGCCTTGATGATTTCCACATTATCAAACTGATAGGTGTTCTTGAAACCAACTACCTTGTCATAGGCATTACGGAAACCAGCATTGGCATCACCTTCGAACCAATCAACACCATAAACAGTGCCGATTTCATCCAGAGCAAATGCGAATGTCGAGAAACCATAGTCAACGCCAAGGTCAACAGTAGTTGTTGGCTGTAGACGATTGACAGCCCAACGAGCAAAATCGAAGTGACCTGTCCATGCAGATAGAATGTTCTTCACTGCATAAATTTTAGCGTTCTTATCCATTACCTAATCTTTCTCCAAAATATTTCTTATTGCGTAGTGGTTTCCACCACCATTCATTTTCTAGATACCAATCAATAGTCTTTTCTAGACCAGTTTCAAATGATTCTTGTGCATTCCAATTAAGCTCATTCTCAATCTTTGAAGGATCAATAGCATAGCGACGATCATGACCGGGCCTATCCTTCACCATCCTAATCAAATCATGGCGATATACTCCATCATTCATCTTCTTGTCAACAATGGTGCAAATCGCCTGTACGACCTCTAAGTTGGTGCGCTCTTCACGACCACCAATGCAATATGTTTCACCGACTTCACCATAGATTGCGGCCCTTACCAGTGCTCTTGCATGATCATCCACATAAAGCCAATCACGAACATTCTCACCAGTTCCATACACTGGCAGTTCTTTTCCTTCAATCGCATTAAGAATGTTCAAAGGAATAAGCTTCTCAGGGAAGTGATATGGACCATAGTTGTTAGAGCAATTCGTCACGATGACAGGAAGACCATATGTTTCATGCCATGCCCTCACAAAGTGATCAGACGAAGCCTTAGAGGCTGAATATGGCGAACTAGGTGCATATGATGTTGCCTCAGTAAACACACCACTATCAAATGGCAAGTCACCAAACACTTCATCAGTTGAAACGTGATGTAAAACAAAAAGATTATTTTTTGATTTCCAATAGTGCAGACATGCCTCTAGAAGCTTATACGTACCAACCACGTTTGTATGGATGAAAGCAAAAGGATTATCGATTGAACGATCAACATGACTTTCAGCAGCCAAGTTCATACAGATATCAATATTATGACCATCAAGTGTCATGGCCATAAGGTTCTCATTGGCAATATCACCATGCACAAAAACAAAGCGTTCATTGTTTACAATGTCACGAAGAGAATCCATGTTACCAGCATATGTTAGCTTGTCATAGCATACGACATAATGTCCCTCTTGGATCAATAGGCGACATACAGCAGAACCAATGAAGCCAGCACCGCCTGTTACTAGAAACCTTATCATAATACAATATCCTTGAATAGTGGTGCGGCTGCATCTTTCTCAGAGATTTCTGATGCTCCTAGAAACGCCCAATCAATGTTAAGATCAGGATCATTCCAAAGGATGGAACCTTCACTTTCCTTGTTATACACATTGTCTACCTTATAGACCACAACAGCATTAGATGTTAGTGTCATAAAGCCATGGGCAAACCCCTTGGGAATAAATAGCTGCCTAGCATTATCTGAAGATAGCACAGCACAAACATGTTGTCCATATGTAGGTGATTCTGGACGAATGTCTACAGCAACATCAAGGATCGATCCCCATGCACAACGAACTAGCTTTGTCTGTGCGTATATTCCACGTTGAAAGTGAAGACCACGTACAGTACCTATCTTATACGAAATACTTTGATTGTCTTGTACCCAACGAGGCATCTGCAAATGATCAACATAAACTTCTGAGAATACGCCTCTGTCATCCTTGAATTGAGTAGGCTGTATAATCAACACACCATCAATATGCGTATAATTAAAAGAAGTCATCGTGATTTGCTTTCTTCACCAGATACGCACCATAATCAGTCTTGCTAAACATTTTTGCACGTTCTAGCACCTGTTCCTGACTCATCCAACCATTGTTATAGGCAATTTCTTCAAGACATGCAATCTTCATACCCTGCCTACGTTCAATCGTACCAACGAATGAGCTAGCTTCCAATAGGCTTTCATGGGTACCAGTGTCAAGCCATGCATAGCCATAACCAAGCTTCTCAACACGTAGCTGTTGATTGTCTAGATAAATCTGGTTAACGTCTGTGATTTCAAGCTCACCACGACCAGAAGGCTTAATCGACTTTGCGATATCCACAACATCATTGGTGTAGAAGTACAGACCAGTTACAGCCCAATTTGACTTAGGCTTTGAAGGCTTCTCAACGATAGAGTTTGGACGGCCCTTCTTATCGAAACCAACAACACCGTAGCGTTCTGGATCATCAACATGATAGGCAAAGACGGTTGACTTTCCAAGAGGGAAACAACGTGCAGTCTGTAGCTTGTCCCATAGACCATTACCATGATAGATGTTATCACCAAGGATCAAGGCAACATCATCACCACCAATAAACTCTTCACCAATCAGGAATGCTTCAGCAATACCTGCGGGAATTTCTTGTTCTGCATAAGTGATCTTGATACCATATTGCGAACCATCACCTAGAAGGTTCTGGAATGCAATCTTATCACGTGGCATGACGATAATCAAGATATCACTAATACCCGCTTGCATCAGTGTAGCAAGCGGGTAGTAGATCATTGGCTTATCATATACCGGAAGTAGTTGTTTTGAAATGCTTAGGGTAGCGGGATACAACCTTGTCCCGTTACCAGCGGCCATGATAATGCCCTTCATAGTGTCTCCATTAGATAATCAAAAGATATGCGATCAGTATATATGTCAGAGAATGAATCAGTTGATCAAATCCCATCAAAATCCAAAATTCATTGTGTGTGTTGGCACCCCAGCCCTTCTTCTTATTATACCACATCTTGAACCAGTCCATATGATAATGGATCAAAAATTCAACAACAGCGATCACTCCTGCAATCGGAAATGTGGTGAATAGAAGAAGAATAAAAAATGTAGCAATACTATGACCGCCTGAGTGGAAGATGCCACCAATATGACCATATGTACCTTTGTTCTGCCACATAAACGGCGGCTGATACAAAAAGTCAAGAATAAAATGCTTTACTGTCAAAAGCAGCAAAACAAGCAAAATAGCATTAGCTGTCATATTCAATTCCTAGCGAATCATACAGAGTGGAAATCCACTTGTTTGCACCATCGTTACGTTCACGTTCCTTAAGAAGCTCAGTCTCGTGATACGTAACATCCTTGTATGCATGTTCCAAAGCTTCTTTGTACTTATCAAGGGGATTAGCCTTGCTAAGCGCAGTGAGACGTTCCATGGCATACTTGGTGTCACAGTCATGTCTGATTGATTCGATGATTTGTTCGATCATGAACTTCTTGAGGTTTTCATGGTCGGGTGTTGGCGGGAACCAGTTGTATGCCTTTTCAAGCATAGCATCATACTTGTTCCTTAGAGAAACTTTCTTGTTGAAATATTCTTGATTTGAAGCAGTTTCTTCTGCAATTACCTGCTTACCATAAGCAGTGCGATCATTCACACCCCTCATTGCTTCAAGCTTGGCAACTTCAGCCTTTGCACGAGAAAGAGCATCAATATGATAGCTACCTTCAATGCCACGAAGCTTTGGCTTTTCTTTACTAGAATTGTCACGCTGATGCAAACATGCACCAAATGCACGTGCACAACCTAGAATGTAGTCTTCAAAAGTGATATCATTCTCAATATCAGCAGTGTATCCTGTAGGCATTATATAATTCCTTCAAAAATGGTAGGGATAGCGAGATTCGAACTCGCACTGAAGAGATTTTAAGTCTCCTGCCTCTGCCTATTGGGCTATATCCCCATATTAAAACATATTAACAATTCTCAGAGTATTGGTAGTGCTTGTGAAGTATGACACGTTGTCTTCGAACCTATCAATCTCATAATCTATCAATACTCCATATTGACTTTCAAGGTCTTCTGTAAAGTTATCGATATTACCGATCATGAAGTCAAATAAGTCTTCCACGTTTTGGAACATATACCTGCAATTGTCAATATGAAACAGATAATATTCCTGCATTATTTATACCTCAAAAAATCACTTTATACGTTATCCCATACATGAGATAGAATCCCATGTTCATGAAACATTTGAAGAGCAAACTCACGACCACGACGAATCCATTCATCCTTGGTCATGTCGTTCAGACGGTATATATATTCGCTCTGTGTTTCATACACATTATGGCTTTTGCAAAGATCGAAGATGTAATAGAAATACCCTTCACCCTTGACCAGTTCCAAAGGAAGATTATCTTCTTTGAAGACCTTGTTGATGCTGCGAATTTGAACCATCTGTTTTCTCCTTCACAGGATATGTATATGAGATGTGGCGGAACGTCAAGCGATAAATACTCTATAACCTAATATTCTCACTCAGAGGTAAATGATGCAAAGTTTTAAGAAATTTTTGGAAGAATCTAAGTTCAACAAAGGGACTATCATCTTTGCTGAGCCTGTCCATGGTAGCCACTCTAAGCCACCACAACAGCCAAAGCTTATTGATAAAGAACCTGTGCATGGTAAGCATTCTAAGCCAGTAGGCAAGCTCAAGGAAGATCGTGAAAATCTTTATAATCTTGATAAGGACGGCAATCAACACATAAAAGACTTTATTCGTAAAAACCCTAATAAACATCTTGGGGATGATTCTTTTGAAGCGCATCTAACTCTAGACCCAACACGTGAGCATTTTGAAAAAAATCCTCATCATGCATCGCTGAAAAAATATTCAAAGCAATCATGGGATACCAATAAAGAGTTGATTAATAAGGCTTCAGGAAAGCCTTCTTTATTTGAACCAAAGATTCATGACTCAAAAACAGATATTGAATATAAGAATGAAAACGCTCAGATTCATAAAGAGCATGTTAATAGTCTAGACGCATCTTTTCATCATCCAAATGCTGTCTTACAACATGACGTGCATGTGTTTCATGGAACCAATAAGTTCAATCCCGGTGAAGAAGCCAAGAAGGGTAGCGGTAGAATTACCATACCAACATATCTGTCAACATCGATTGATCCTAGAACAGCACATGATTTTGCTGGTACTACTGAGGATTCTCATATCATTCATCTGCACCTTAAGAAGGGACAGAGAGCACATTATCTTGGAAGCCATTCAAACTTTGATAGTGAAAAGGAAGTGATGCTTCCTAGAAACTCAACACTACAAATTCATCCGACACCAACAGTTACACATAATGGTGATGGAACAAAGACACACATCTGGCATGGCCATGTTGTTGGCGAAGCACACCCTGCTCCACGTAGACAAGAACACGACAAAGACCAATTGAAATTTAATTTCTAAGGATAATAAGATGAAAACATTTAAACAATTTATAGAATCAGAAAAAGTGCATACTCCTTCTCAGGAAAAACATTCCAAAAAGTATGTTGAGCCACCTATTGCTAATTATATTCCTTCACATGGAAAGCATTCTATTGAAAAAAAATATGTAAAGAATTCTATTGAAAAAAAGTATGTTGAGCCACCTATTGCTAATTATACTCCTTCACATGGAAAGCATTCTGTACAGGAAGCCAAACTTCCTGAGACGATGGGTCATAAAGAATTTGAATCACACAACCCAAACCCTAAAATTCATCCTACTGTTACGGGTGTGCACGAGCATCTTGATCCACCAGAAGAAAAATGGAATAGATCACTAAGAAAACATGAAAGAGAAGCTGTTGCAGAATATACAGCATCAAGTGCTAGTACAAATCATGAGCTTCTTGAAACTTCTAAGGGAAATCCTTCAAACTTTGAACATAAGCCAGAAGATAGTGCTTGGGATAAAGATTGGAAGGATGGTAATAAAGCAAGACACCATAAAATATTAAAGGGTCTAGACAGTGTTTTGAATAGATCGAGAGTGCCAAGAAACCTTACAGTGTATCATGGTATCAATGCCAAATCAAGTGAGACATTCAACCCCGGCGAACTTGCAAGTCAACATCCCGATAGACACATTAGAATGCCAGCATTTATATCAACTAGTGTCGATCCTGCTATTTCGTCTAGTTTTGCAAGACCGGAAAAGTGGGAAGGAACTGTAAAAAAACCCACTATCACACACATGCTTCGTATTAATTTAAAGCGTGGACAAAAAGGTTATAGATATGTCGGTGAACGCTCTTCAATTGCTGCTGAGCGTGAAGGTATTATAAGAAGAAACACTGTATTGAAAATTAGTGAGCACCCCACAGTAGTGCATCATCCAGAAACTGGTGGACACATTCATGTGTGGGATGCTCACTTAGTTGATTAACGCTGGTAACGATATCCTACTGCCCAGATATCGTTGTACATGTCATGAAGACGTTCATCACCAACTGAATTCTTGAAGTTGGTGTAGTCGATATCCATGATACGCTTTACCATCAAATCAGCAAGCTTTTGCTTGGTGGTAAAGATACGATACTTGTAGTCTGATCCAGCCATCACGACAATTTCTTCGTCGGGAAACTGGTTCTCTAGATGCTCACGCATACGAGCACGGATAACAAGGCTCTGTCCAGTAGGATCATTCCAATCTCGAACAGCACTGATAAAACCATCATTTTGCATTAGCCACATAATATATACCTTTATTTGTACGAATCAATTAACGCCTTTTTGCGATTAACGAAGTTTGAGTGTAACTCTTTCCAGTTAGAAAGTCCAGAGTTTTTGAACAGGTGATGAATGTGATTGTCATCAATCTTCTTCACTGCTTCTAGACCATGGTGCTCTGCATCTGGATGATGCTTGAATGCACTATTGAAAATATGTCCTGATGCATTGCTTGAGTTTCTTAATGATTCCTTTTCAGCAATATCAGGTCCATATTCTTTTGGACCGCCTTGTGCTCTGAAGTGGAATGCACCACCATGATCAATAGCATGAAGATTGTTGGTCTTTTTGTTATGAACAATGTTGTCATGTTCTAGGCCAGCGATATCCCAATTTTTTGTCAGAATAGCAGCATGGTACATCTTACCAAGTTGGTTTGCATGTTCTTTAGTTGGATGATCATAGAATGACGGTGACTTAGTACCAACATGCTCATTCCACTCTGTCTTAATGCCAGATTCGCCATGCATCTCTGGCTTCAAAGTGTGAATGCCCATGTGATCGTAAATCTTACCAGTAAGAGCTTCAACCTTTCCCTGATCAGGGTTTTTGTAGTTCTTCACATAGTACTTCTTACCAGTTTCAGAATCCACATGCACACCACCTTCATTTGAACCAAGCTGTGTGCCAGATTGCTTAACAAGCTCTTCTCTGAATTGTTTAAACGTCTTCATACGATACTCCATTGGGTTTTATATATTTATACCCATGAAGTATCATAGAACCTATGCTGCTTGATATCCCACTTTTCGTAGACAGGTTCGCCATTATCATCTTCATCAACAGCAATCCATGCTACAGTCTTGAGAACCTTGGCATAACGAAAGCCCATATCAACACCTTCAATGGCATTGGTCACATAGACGATGTGGGGGCAATCAGGAGCGAAGTCGATGCCTTCATCAGGACGAACGGCATACTCGAAAAGCTTACCGCCGTCCTTTTCAACAAAGCTACCAAGAAGCAGCGGAAACTGCTTGGTGTAGTTCTTGCTGTTATGAACGTCAGTGTTGGTGTGCGGTGCAAAAGCCATAAAGAAACTCCCCTTCGAATGAGCCTTCTTATATGCGATTCGAAAGGGAGTGTCAATATATGTTTTTATTTAAATTTTGGCTGTCATTTCCAGCCATCCACGCCTTGAGGACGGATATGGAGCAGACAGCTTAAGAATGACGTTGAAGTGTTCTTTAAAAATGCCAGTGTATGGACGAATATCCATTACAATAGCCATGTTTTCTGGATTAGAACCAGTGTACCACCACACAGGATACAGGTCGCCAATCTTCACGCTATGTTGTTCCATGATCAATCCTTGATACCAAGAGCAATTTTATCTTCATTCGTCAATTTTGCCAAAGCACGTTTACGAGCCTCGCCAGAAGCATGTTTCTTAATTTCTTCTAAATTGTCAAAGATGATAAATTCACGTTCATAAATGGAATCGAATCTATTATTCTTCTTCCATTCCAGTGCAGCTTCCTCAGAAGAAACAAAATATTTATGGTTACAACGATCACCGCCATCCCAAACCTGAATATCCCAACACTTGATAATTCTCATAACAAATATCCTTATATGTGGTTCGCACAAGCATCATATGATCTAATGGAACTTTCCAGAGAAACGATTTTTCCTTTAAATCCACTACCACCCATATCACGATGATGACCAATCTTTCCTGATTCTGCATCATCCTTATCATAATAATGGGAAGCTAGTCGAGGATCATCATGAAAAAACACAGTCCCGTTACGCTTTTCAACATATCCGCTACCGTTAACATAAACACAAAACATAGTGAATATCCTTAACCTACAAAGCCATCAATGATCTGAACAAGGTCTTCTGCATATACGCCTTCGATTGCCTTGTCAACCTTGACTTCGAACTTACGAATGCGGAAGAAGTCGATATCATAAAGGTCAGTGCCTTCGTTGTACTTGATGTACACATGACCCTTCCAAGGTGTTATACCAGAGGTCTTGAACTTAAGACCATTACCCATGTTGACAAGTTCCTTGGCACCCCAAGCCATCATGGCCATCCGGTCAATCATCTTGATTTGCGAGAGAATGGTTTGAGCGATAGTCATAAGAAAGTCTCCGTTGCTGTTGAATTTCTTCTAGAGCAACGGAGACTATGTGTCAACAAATATTTTAAAAAAATTTTAGAACTGTATGTTCCATGTTACAGCAGCGCCTTGAATTCCAATTGTTGTTATTTGGAATATTTTTGCTGCCTTTTCATCGTGATGGTTTAAAATCTTTGCGACTAGATAATGAAGTGCACCAGCAGCTATCTTAAACCCCACAACTTCCTCACATGAAGGATTCGATCCTAAGATCGGATTCAATTCTATTGCGGTTCCACGTGATATGAAACTACATGTTTGGGCTGCGTCTACCATATTAAGTGCTTGAAATACCAACTCCCGATCTTCGAAACCATTGGCTCTTACGGGGGTTGATATAAGCAAAAGACTTAGTATAGCAAGAAATTTGAACATGCAGCTTTCCGTGTATAATTTTGGCGGAAGGCTAGGGGGTCGAACCCTAAAGGCCCTTTCAGGCTCAACAGTTTTCAAGACTGTCTCCGTCGCCAACTATCGGATTGGCCTTCCTTATGTATTATTTATACCTTGTTTTTTTCTTCTTTTTCTGCTGCTAGGCGGCGCTTCATTTTTACCCTATGTCCAAGATAGAATGGAATTCCAAAAGGAGCGGCAATGATAAAGACACCCACAAATACTGGCCAAAAAATAGCCAGAAGGACAACTGGCCAAAAAGCCTCTTCTAAATCATGCCTATTAAGCATACCCATCTTGTATGAACAAATCACACCGATAACAATAACGCCGATCAACCAAATCCAAAACATATCAATTTTCCTTCTTAAAACGTTGACCGAGCTTATAGATAGCAATGAATGTCAGCGCAAGTGGCCAAGCCAAAACAACAAAAATCGTAGTAAGCACATAAGGCATTAGCTTATCCATATCGATATCGCTATCCTTTGGGCCATACGTAAAATCAGTCTGTGCTGCCTTAAATATACGATATGCCAAAATGGCAAATGATACAATCAAATAAAACATAACATCCATATCATCAAACCTTCTTTGGTACCTGAGTAACGTCAACCAGACGCTTCTTGGCACGAGTCACACCAACGTACACCAGATTTCTTTCCTGATCAGTCTGCCATTGCATTGAGCACTGCTTACCCATAATCTCATTACGTCCAAGCAGATATACAGTATCCCATTCAAGACCCTTAGCACGATGAACAGAGCATAGCAGAATCTTATTCTTATGTCCATTCAAATCGTCAACAAAAAGACCTTCGATCATCTCAATAAGATCATCCTTGTCCTTAAGCTTGAGTTCCTTAGCACGATCAATAAGGATTGTCAAGGTCTCTGCACGATCAGTGATGAAGTCAGTACGATCAATGCCCTTCTTCTTGGCACGTTCAATTTCCTTCTTCGTCCACTCACGAACATGCATCTTAAGCTGTTCGAAGTCCTTTGTACGCCACTTCTTAGCAAGTGAAATCAGGTTAGCGCCAATCTCACGTCCTTCGATCTTTGCAGCCTTACCTTGGCGGATAAACTTGAAGCAAAGATTGACCAGATACTTGTTGTAGCGTGAGAGAATGACTTCACCGGGCTTTACCATATCAGGTAGGTTGTAGTACAGAACGCTATCAATTTCGCCTTCAGGAGCACTCTCATGTGCTTCAATGCCAGAAACGTAACGTTGTGCTAGTGCAACCACCTTCTTAGGGCAACGATATGTTACCGACAAAGGAAGCGTGATAGCATTACACTGATCACGAATTTGATCCAGTGCATCATTGTCAGCACCAGTGAAGCCATAGATTGCCTGATAAGGATCACCAACAGCAAGCATACGACCATTAGGCTTCAACATGCGCTTGGCAAGTTCACGACGAACAGGATTGGTGTCCTGTGCTTCATCGATCATAACCCAATCGTACTGTGGCATTTCAAGGTTCATCTTGAGCGGCAGATAGATCATGTCATCAAAGTCAATTGTTTCTGAGTGATTGAAATCATAGTTCAGAACTTCTTGACAGAACTTGATCAGATACTTCATTTCTGCACGATCATCGAAACGATCAGGAAGCTGTTCATCAAGACCAAAGGTCAGAATCATGTTTTCCCAAACAGTAATGTCATCAGGAATGATAGCACCGATACCACGCTGCTTAGCCATAGATACGATACGAGCAATTTGAAAAGCTTGCTTATCGAAATCGCCATCCTTGTGACTATTGTCATTCAGGGCTTTGACAAGACCGAAAATCTTGTTGGTAGGACTGCCAATGTTCGACATTACATTACGAATTGCCTGATATCCAGCAGAGTGGAATGTAGCAGCCTTTACGTTGTACATACCCTTACAGCGAAGGAACAGTTCATCAGCCATCTTCTTATTGAATGCGCCAAGAAAAATGTCGCCCTTCATAAGCTTTGCTGCTTCGATAATCGTAGTTGTTTTGCCTGAGCCAGCCTTTGCATCAACAATGATGGAGCCAAGTGAAGGATCAGACACCGCATCAAAAATTGCTTGTTGATACGGTGAAGGTTTGAATGTCATAATATATTCCTTAGATTGTCTGTGCTATTGTTAATATAGCGACGAATCATGGTTGTCAATCGTATTCTTGTACACCCTGTTATAAAAGTTCAACTCTGCCATATCAGCAGGGTAGTCCTGAAATTTTTTGCGCTCTTGCCTTGGCAAAGCATCAAACCAATTCCAAAAAGCTTTTTTAAATTCAGGCGTGTCAAAAACATTCATATTAATACCTTGGAGGGGCGAGTGGGATTCGAACCCACGGCTTTCAGGTTTTGCAGACCTGTGCGTTGGACCACTCCGCCATCGCCCCCTATTTAATCTCTTTTGTCGTTCTTATCGCCATCAATGAGTTTCAAACCATATTCATTGATTTGATTCTGTGGGATAAAACTTGCTTTCCTCTTTAACTGATTATTCTTAAAAGGACTATAGTCCACATGATGATGCCAGCGATTGAACTTCCATACAACAGATGCCACATCAGGATATGTATCTGCTAGCATCTTAGACTTAGCAAGAGTGCCTTCAACTTCATAGAAGTCTTTGCTGTTGCCGCCGCCCATACGTTGAGTAGTGACCTTACCTTGTAGGAAAGCATTCAACTGAATAGTCGCCCATCCAGCAGACAATGCATCCAAACACAAGATAGTATCTTCATTGTAACGACCACGCCATTTGAATGGTATGTCATTACGAATAAGAAGGCAAGAGTAAATTCTTGTGTTCAATGTATATGGTCTAGCTTTAGCATCACTCTTACAAAAAGAATAATAGTTGAAGCCAGCAATCGCTAGGTTTTCATACCTGTCAACGAAATCCTCAGTCGCTACAAAGTTAACATTTGTCCTCATAGGAGTCTTCATGTTTCTATTTAGACGATGGAAGTCATCAAGATTGTCATCAAGAACCCAATGCCATGCATGACCTTCAGATACAGAATGTTCCCATGCAAAGTTACGTGCAGGACCCGGTCCAGTACTCTTAGTCAATCCAAGATCATCAAGTACCTCATACTCTTCCTTGTACTTCTTAGGAAGGATTAGAAGCTTCTCAGCACCAACAACCTTAGCATATTCGTCAAACTCTTCTTCCTCTACGATAACCCTGAAAGGAACGCCAAGTCTATTCAGCGCCCTATTGGTTAGCATATTGGTATATCGACCTTTCGATACGATATACACAGGATAACGGTTTTCACGTCTATTCTTGTATCCAACGTTTTGCAGCATTTTTGCCTCGCTCTAGTTCTGGATACCAAGCACTCTTAGTCTTTGGTGTCAATTTCTGACCAATCAACTTAGAAAAAGCATCTAGGTCTTCTTGGTTTTCGAAACGAAAAATAATCTTAGCGAATGGTGGTTTACTTTCCTGAACAAATTCAGGCATATCAACCCATTCGTTTGTTGTTGGCTCTTCCTCCTGAAGAGTCTCTTCAGTATCATCAAACCATTTTTCTAATGATGGCATAACAATCTCCGATCAATTCAAAACAAGCACAACAATACTCAAATTCAATGTATATGTCAATGATAAAATGGTAGTCCTGACGAGATTCGAACTCGTACTATAAGCGGTTTTGAACCCCTCGCCTCTGCCAGTTGGGCTACAGGACCGTTATTTCTTTATATGATCATTATTGATCAATTCTTCAATCAAATCATTTACGTCACCATTGGCATGAACAAACTTGATTTGACCAAGGACACGACCATATTTCTCACGTGCATCGTACTTCTTGCTGTGAAGCTCAAAGTGACCTTTTGTTTTCTGTCCGATATCTACCCAAAGTTCGGTAAACTCAGACGCTTTCTTACCATCAATATTGGCATTCTTACCAAATACTTCTGGTGTATCTACTCCTGAAAGACGCACACGTTCTTTCATTTTGATATTGAAACCAAGATCGATAAGCACATCAAGTGTGTCACCGTCAATGACTTTTAGAATTTCACACTTGTAAACGTACATATCTTTCCTTTCTGGCGGAACGTCAGGGAATCGAACCCTGTCAACCGTTTAACGGGTTGTACGCATTAGCAGTGCGCTGCATTACCATCCTGCCCACGTTCCAATAATTCTTCAAGCATTTCATCGCCTTCTTTGGTAATGAAGGCTGTACCAAGTGACCAATCTATAAGCCCTTCATGGGTCAAATAGTAATAGTATCGATACAATCTCTTATCACCACCACGGTATTTAGCAAGCAATAGAAGCCTCTTTAGCTTTGTATCACTAAAATTCTTCAGTTTGTTTTCATCATGACAGTAATATTGTACCATAATCAAATGTCCATATATGGCCAGATATGACGAGTTAATAGCTATAACTGGTCACATTTGGCCACTTCTGACGAGTTAGTAAAATCCCCGATACTTCCAAAAAGTGAAAGTATCGGGGATTTTTAGTCTTACTTAACGTTAACCATACCCTTGAAGTCGTAAGGGATGACGATGGTGTTAACCTTGCCTTCCTTGACAGCTTCAGCAATCGTCACGATAGCAGTTGCTTCCATGTACTTAGTAGCACCTGCGTTTGCGTTAAGAGCAGCAATACGCTCAGCTTCAAGCTTTGCAGTGCGAACTTCAACTTCCTTCTGCTTCTGTTCATTCTGTGCCTGAACAAGAGCATTGGCTGAAGCTACGATGTTATCAGCAGGGAGAATCTGGCGAACCAAAATCTGTGAGATATTCAGTGATCCGTCCAACTTTTCAGCCACAAGTTGCTGATTAATTTCTTGGCGAATTAGCTGTTCGATTTCAGCACGATTATCAGCCATCTTAAGTGATTCGTAGCGACGAGACACCTTGTAAGCGGCATTACGACCAAGCTGACGCATATAGTTATACATCAAAAGAGTATCGCCTTCTTCAGTTACCGCATGGAAACCACGATTCTTATTGATGTAAAGTTCAGCTACAGCAGTAGGATTGACCGAATAAACAATCGCCAAATCAAAGTCCTTGATAGTGGAATTGTCAGAAGCTAGCGGAGTAAGATCAGCTACGTCAACCTGAACATCCTTAACAGGGAAGGTGAGAACGTCACCAAACATTACCTGATTAAGAGAGCCGGGCTGAAGTTCACCGTTTTCAACTTGCTTATCCATACCAATGCGGACACCAACTTCACCAGTTTCAATACGAGTACAAGCAGAGGCGCTGATAGCAAGGATTGAGACTAGAGCAATTTTAACAAAACGATTCATATTATATTTCCTTCAATTAAAGCAAGATAACGATAGTGGAAACTATCAGGATTGCCAAGGTAGAACAAGCCAAACTATACCCCAGAACCTTGACCATCTGAAGTTTTTCTTTGCCACTCGCAGCGATGAAACCTTGAATGCCAAGGAACACAATACCGAAAATGGCTAGGAATGCAAGAAGTATTTTAATCATAATGTAACTCCAAAAAATGGTGGACCCTCTGGGACTCGAACCCAGCACCTTCCGATTAAAAGTCGGACGCTCTAACCTAATGAGCTAAGGGTCCATGTATTTTAGATGCACAATCCATCAGTGCTATTAGGGTATAGCATAAAAGTTTTACCCTGTGAAGCACAATGTGCAGTCATAATCTGAATTTGTTTGGTGGTTTCGATATTCTGTCTATCGACGCAACTTGGAACTTGTAGAACAACTACAACAATTGCAGGGATTAGAATCCACCAACCAATATAATCTTTAACACGATCAATCATAATATTCTCCAAAAAATGGTGGCCCCACCGAGATGCGAACTCGGATCACGAATTTGAGAGACTCGTATGCTCTACTATTTACACCATGGGGCCATTAAGACTTGTTACGCTATTACTGTCACGTTTACTTCGGGTGGAGTCGAACCACCAGTTTTTCCTGTGAACCCACACCACTCACGGACTCGAACCGTCTTCCGGAACCTAACCTACCAATACTTTCAACTTTCAATGTTTGCAACCATAGGTCACAGTAATAGCGTAACAAGTCTATAAAACTCGTGGCCAACTTGGGCTTCACACCCCATCATATACTCGACGCAGCCATGTTCGAGGCTTAGTTACTACCCTGTTTCTTATGCATCTTACACAGGGATATTAGAATTGGTAGACGTGGAGGGATTTGAACCCATCGACCTTGGGATTAAGAGTCCCCTGCTCTACCTACTGAGCTACACGTCCATTATTTTTATCCAAGAGTAGGAAGATTTTCCAACTCTGCTACAATCTTGTCAACCAAACCTTCTGGCGCTTCATCGAAATCAAGGCCACGATCATAGTGAAAGCACATCTGCTCAAAAAAGTTTTGAGTACTATCACGATATCGTGTCTTACCAATAGAAATCTTTGACACACGACCATCATTTACACCATAGGTAGAAGGTAGATCATAAACCTTTGCCTGTACCCAACGACCTTCAATGATTGCCGTAATCCATCCAGAATCTTCATGAGGACTAATAATTTCCATCAGATCAATCCCTGTTCACGTGCTGCTTCAAGAATGTGCTTGTCAACACTCGCTTCGATAGTGCGGAGAATATCACACTCAAGGATACCACCAACACGAAGGATAGAACGAGCTTCAACCACAGTCACACCGAAACGGCGCTTGAAGTGATAAGGCTGATTGTGCAACCCATTATTGAAAAGATCGTAGTACTGGTTAGCAACCCTGCGATACTCTTCAAGACAAGGATTTTCATCCTTATTATGTACCTCACCATTGGCAGGAATTCGCTTTTGAAGTGCATCAGCAAGTTGCTGATACTTTCCACGCTGATACCAATAACAATCTGTCATAATATAATCTCCGTCAATCTCAAATCTCTTATATGCGATTCGCAGAAGAAAGTCAACCGCCGCAACTTTTTTATCACGGCGGTATGAACCTTTGCCTTTCTTTGCACGTACAATCTTAGGCTTAAGATGTGCACTGCGAAGTGATCGGGCTATTGGATTTCTTGTCTTCATGCTTTCCTCCATCGCTTCATGAACTCATATTATGCGATTCTGAGGTAGGTGTCAACCCTTCTTTATAATTTTTACGTGAACACCATTTGCTGCCAGTGGAACCTTCTTGACTTCTACCTGATGGCCATTGCGTTTTGCGTAGTCCTCAACGTAGTCTTTAAGTTCATTGCCGTCAAATCCTTTTTGATATGACATTGCGCCTTTCTTTTTGACCCACATTGACTTTGGTTCATCACCCTTTTCAAAGTTCTTATTTGTGTTGATATCACCACTCCACTTACGTGTACCGATTACAGCATGACCGCCTTCCTTGACGGAATGAAAGATCGAATGCATAACTTGTTCACGTACATGCGGTTCAACAACATTAAGAACATTGTGAGATACAGCAGCATGATATCCATTCTTTGGAATACGTGATGCATCTGTATACTCAGGCTTAACCTTACGACCTTCTGGATTTGGTTCATGATCATGAATCGTATGACCATGACCATCCCCAAATCCAGCATGAAGTCCTTCACGTGTCTGATCTAAGCCAGCACCAATACTGATAATCTTTGACTTAGGAGCAAGCTTATCCTTCAGGAATTCGCCTGTCTTTCTGTAAGTACCACCAGTTGTAGCTACCTGTGTTTTACGTGTATCATTCTCACGTGATTCAGAAATAAATATACTAAGAGTTTTCATTTTGTTTCCTTTCTTTTAGTATATTTATTAAAGTATGGCTTTAGGTAGGCGGTGTGAGTTGGTGCCCTTTGATTTCGTCTTGTAGAATTCTATTTTCTGCAAGAGCACGTTCCAACTGTTGAAGTTTTAGATTTCTCTGCTCCAATACACTGACATTTTCAGCACAGAAATCAAGCATCATTTCTCTCAAAATTGATGTACGTGTTCTTCCTACTGCTTCTGCTATGCTATCAAAACGACGAAGATCAACTTCTTCAACGAGAAAATTTACAAGTGTTTTTGCCATAAATATATCTTTCTATTATAGCCCTAGAGCGGTACGGTATGTATCTTCTACCGCTTCTTCAATCTGGCGCTGTGTCGGGTCCATCTTGCGAATACGTACAATCTTACGTACTGCCTTGGTATCGTATCCTACTGCCTTTACTTCAGCATAAATGTCCTTACGATCACCCTTGATACCATCAAGTTCTTCTTCAACACGCTCAATACGTTCAATGTACTGGCGAAGTTGGTCAACTGCAATTTGATCACTCATTATATATTTCCTTCTTTAAAAAATTTGGATGCCCCCCTTGGACTCGAACCAAGATTCACGCCTTCAAAGGGCGCTGTCCTACCATTAGACGAAGGGGCAACGCTTCAGTATTTGTACACGGCAATATCACCCTTGTAAAGTGATTCCATGCATGTTGCGCCATCAACAATATCAACACCCGCCTTAACGATTTGTTGATCATAATTATCAAAGATGATCACACCGCCTTCTCTCAACATCTTGAAAGAAGAGATACCGTTAAATACAGTGTCTTTGGTGTTTGTGTTACCACCAATAAACACCACGTCAAACATGATATCAGGATCACTACAGCTTGCAACCATAAGATCAGTAACGTCATGGCAGTTGATCGAATTCAACTTATAGTAGTACTTACTGAAGTATGTGTTGAAGTTAAAGATATCCCAATTCTGTTTATTAAAGCCACCAGCACAGAATAACTGACTGTCATCATGACGAAGCAACTTATTGCTAAGCCATAGAGTTGACATACCTTCTTCGCCACCGATAACAAGAACCTTCAATGGTTCATCATCCAAATAAAATCCGTTATCATTAAAGATGCTATTCAAAACACCAGTATGTTTCATGAACTTACTGTTGGTGAAGTATAGCTGACGAAGAGGTGGTTCTCTACCACACAAACCAGCACGAAAACCATCAGTACTATACGCATTCCATGTAGCAGCATTTCCGCTAAGTTCAATCGTTGATTGACGATCACCAGAAACAACAGCTACAGCGACAGGCGGATCAACAGCCCTCATACGCATATCGAAAATGTTTCTCATGCCTAGCTGACCATCAATCGAATCATTGATACCATAATCATCAATGCAGTCAAGCAATATTTGTGCTGTGTTTGGTGTAATCGCATAGGCATGTGTGCCTTCCCAACGATCAACTTCCACGTATCTTGTTTCCCATCCATCAGGATAGTTGTAGTCATCGACATTATGGACACGTGGACCAAGCCATAGGATTTCACCATCAACTGGCTCTAGAGTTGTAAAGGATTGCTTGACAACTACATCGTGCTCAAACACAACACCAGCTTCACCGCTTTCCGCAATTTTCTTCCAAATACGATAATGGCCACCATTACAGGAGAACGTATTGTTCAGCGTCTGTGCATTGGTAGCCATTTGATTTACATAATATGGAATGATGCCGATACCAAACTCCGCACACAATTCCTTGTATGTTGCACGAAGAGGACCAGCTACTGGAATGGGATTGATATCAGGAAACTGTGCACATGAATCGACACAATCTTGTAGGTACTTCTTTGACTTTGGTTCATCTAGATATAAGATATAAGCATTCTTTAGCATATTCATCTCACAATAAAAATGGAGCGGGTAAAGAATTTCGAAATCTCGACCTTCTGATTGGCAACCAGATGCTCTGCCTCTGAGCTATACCCGCATTAAACTTACTGTACCGCACGTATTGGTACGAATGTCATATGGGATTGCGACAGCGACGAACGCCTTGTACCCACATTGAACTTCTAATTAGTAGTAACGCCCCTCATGTTCTCTTACTCTTGGGCGATGTGACCATATTGTACAGTACCGAAGAACAATCCGCCTGTACTAAGCTCCCTCGCTAAAGGACTACTAATTAAATTTGGAGCGGATAATGAGAATCGAACTCACTCCGTGTACGGTTTGGAAGACCGACTGCATACCTTATGCTTACCCGCAAACTTTAAACTTTATCATCTGTGTGATGAATTTTTTTATTCAACTTATCAAGCAGACCACGATTACGAAGGTCTTTGTAGACAACATTCTCTACTGAGAACTCGCCGCCATGATGCAATCCAGCACCACGCATTGTATGTAGTCTATCTTTATAAGCCTTAATCTCTTCATCAGTTCCACTCTTAATAAGTGTTCTGATATACTTAACATGATGATTGATTTTGTCAATCACTTTCGGATCACGAAGAACATCAACATGATCAAGATGCTTTGGAACAATCAACCATCTATTTTCAAGGACAGAATATACGCCTTGTCCATTTGGAAAGTGATCTTTGTCATCAGCAGCATAAAACTCTATTGGATATCCAGCAACCTTCAAATTCTTGTGGCTGGCTGTCCATGAAACTTTCTTTTCATAAAGCTTATCACTGTTCAATCCACTCACATCACACATCAAATGAACGTCAACATCAGAAAACTTGGTGTAGTTGTAATTGACATTACCACCAGTGATGACGATATCTTTAATACGTGACCTACCAACTCCTGAATAAGCAGCAAACTCATATGCTTTCTTGACAAGAACTTCAGCAAGACCATCTTTTAACTGATCTTTTTTCCAAAGCTTTGGATTGAGCTTATTGTGATACTTCAGCGTAAGTTGCTTGATCAGTGATTCTTCGATGAATGATTGAAAGGGCTTCATGTTTTATCCTAAATGAAATAGTTTTCTTACTATTTATAAGGATTGGTACTCCCAACAGGATTCGAACCTGTAACCTCTTGATTCGTAATCAAGTGCTCTATCCAGTTGAACTATGGGAGTATAATGGTAGCCGTGGAGAGATTCGAACTCCCAACACATTGGTTCTAAGCCAATTGCCTCTTCCAGTTGGGCTACACGGCCATGGTGCACCTAGTTGGTAACGATCCAACCACCTCTCCGTTATCAGCGAAGTGCTCTACCACTGAGCTATAGGTGCGTATATGAATTGGGTCTTGTGTCCTGCACGTCATAGGTGACATTTAACGGTTTTACCAGCAGTCCGACATTCAGTAGGTTCCCTATTTACACTACTTAGACCCAAACTTGTATGTGATGTGTGCGATATTCTTTCCCATCGTTGCCTTGGCTGAGCCGCTACCTCATCCAACTAGCTACTAAGATACACATCACAATATATGGTGCCCTCAGACGGTCTCGAACCGCCGACACCCTGATCTTCAATCAGGTGCTCTACCAACTGAGCTACAAGGGCATTATGAGTGACTTCCCGCAGTGTGCCTTGATACATTACATCCGGATGCTGTATCTTCCATGTCTGGTTCAGCAGAGGAAGTCTATATTTGGTGGCAGACAGTTGGATTCGAACCAACGACCTTGAGGTTATGAGCCTCCTGCTCTACCTACTGAGCTACACTGCCATTAAACTGTTTAGATGAATGCACTATCCTGTTTCCGTTTTTCAAGCGTCTATCGGGCATAATCCTCCCTACGCTGTATATTACACGATGCCAGTGGCCTTATGCTAGCACTATAATGCACTCATCTAAACTGTTTAGAAGAACACACATTACTATCACCACGACTCGAACGTGCTTCAGGTTAAGATCATTTCGATCTACCACTTCATAGTATGTGTATTCATCTAAAAAGTCATACCCTTCGTATGGGATTTGAACCCATATTAGCCCCCTTCGAGGGGCTGTCCTGCCAATTAGACGAACGAAGCAAGGCAACAGCGCATAAGGTTAATTACTCCTCAGTGGGACATTGCCTTGAGACTGACACTCCGG